GCCGTGACGCTTGTTCCCCACTCAGCATTGGAAACAAGGTTGGAGCTGACTTGCTTGAAGACAGTTCCCTGCCGGGGGTAAATGAGCGTCATTAGAGCGTCGCTGTGTACGTGACATTGAGTGTGTCGCCTGAAATGACGGCACGAGACTGCGAGAAATCCCCGGAAGAGAACAGTGTGCCCGTCGTATTACCGTTTGCCGATGTGCCGCCGATAACGATAAAGCAGCCATAGACCGTCGTCGGTCCAGCAGTCGTAACAGACCAAGACACGGCGGAGGAGGTTGCCTTCTGCCCGCTGCCAGCCGCTGCAAATGTGACGGACTGCCGAACGCCAGACGAGGCGGTAATATTAAGCTCGGTCCACGTGGCATGAGACCCCATCGTGTCACCAGCGTCTGGCGTGCCAGTGCTCTTGAGGCCCATATACACTGTGCCTGTCGACCAAGTGCTCCCGGCAAGGTATTTGTCCAGCATGTCGTTCTTGCCGGCGGTCACGACGATATTGTCGAAATCTTCCGTCCACTTCAGATTGCCGTCCTTGTCGTAGCATTCAGCGGTGTAGCGGCCGTGGATGCCCATCTTCTCGACAGCTCCATTATTTGCGACAAGGCCAACCGAAGCCCCGTCAGACGCTTTTGCGCCTTCCGTGAAATCACTCATTTTGATACCCTTCGATTGTTACCCGAGGACGACCTTGGGGTCGATGTAGAATGTCGACGACGCCTTAGCGGCCTTGACAGTCACATAGAGGAGACCCGTCAGAGCAGGCTGTGGCGTTGATAACGTCGTCGTCATCTTGAATGCCGTTGTCGACCCGCCCCAAGTAGAGGTGTCAGACGACGTGGCGGAACTCGTTGAGTTTGGATAGGTCTTCGTCGTCGTGACGATTGTCCCGATTGGCGTTGATGCGGAGCCGAGATAATCGACCTCTATCCAAATCTCATCATTGTTCGGGACAGCGCCCCCGCCCCAGATGCCATAGACAGTCACTGTGACATTGCCGCCGGTCGTGTCGTTCCAGATAATTGATGGCGTGCATTCGAATGGAGAGACCCAACTCGAATAGGCAGACGTCACAATCTTCCATGCAATAGGCGTTGTTCCGTCAGTGGCTCCGCCCGTTCTAATGATTGTCGTCTCGACAGTCTGAGTGCCCTGGAACCGATAGCGCTGCTGCGTGTAATTAGTCCCAGACGAGTCGACGTTTATCACATCGACAGACGACATGCGGGGGGTGCTTGACGTAATCGTTGGCGACCCGGTAATAACCGCCCCACTCGTAATCTTGCAGTTTTTAATAAGCACCGGATAATAAACAGGTTCGTTAGCTGTCGTCGGCCCGATAATTGAGTTGCCTGACGCAATTTGCGATAGGTCTACAGCTTCAAGTATTGTTGACCCGAGGATGGCTGGTGAAAACAACTTAGTCGTTGGGACAGTTCCGAGAAGTGGTGTAGCTGTGTTCTTCCAGACGAAATTAGAACCGTTGAGGGCGATGTATGAATTGACGTGACCTAGCCCAACTTGGGTATTGTCAAATGTGATATTATTGACTGCGGCGGCGTTCCCACCCAACGCAACAGTGCAGTTTGAACTGTTCGTAGAGTTTTCTCTAAATATGCAGTCCTTAAAAACACCAAACGCCATCGTGGCTGTGACGCTAATTGTCGGGTTGCCGGTCGGGTCATGGATATATCTCATGCCGTAATAATAACCAGAGCCAGCTATTGATACTGAACCCGCGCCTATGCTTGTAATCGTAGCTCCTGCCGAAAGCGTGCTTGCCGATGGCGGCAGAGCGGCTGTAGCGTCAATGCTGTATGTATAGCACAGCGAACCCGCAATGCCCGGACAAGTAATCGTCTGGTTGGCGGTGAGCGTTATGACTTCAGCGCTTGTATGTGCCACATAGAATGTATTGGTCGCTGCGCCCCATGTCGACGCATAAGAGGCGCTCAGTCTGGCAAAAGGAGCCGCCCACGCGCCATAGTTCAGCGTCGAGATAGCGCCTAGGCACTTCCAAGTAACACCTCCGTCAACAGTCGTATTGCCGGGCGTTGTCGTCCAAGACGGCTCAGTGCTGCTCGTTCCGTTGCTGGAGCTAACCGAGCAAATATACAGATAGTCGTTCGTGCCCTTGATAATTGTCCCGAGATAGGGCTGAAGCTGTTTGACGGTCGCCCACGCTATGGTGTTCGTCGAGTCACCATTAACAGGAGGCTGCCCCGTGCATTCCTGCCAAATGACGCCATTGTCCGATGCCTGGATGGCGCCACGGGTGAACGTCCAGACCGGCTCTAGAGTTGCCGCCGATGTGCCCGCCGTTGTGCAGACATAACAGCGCTCATATCCACTGCGGATGCCCGTCCCGGTATGTGTTCCTGACTGCGTTCCAGTCGCGTTAACCGCAGAGCCGCCTGGAGTAGCTGCAATCTGGAACGATGTCGATTGCAGGTTCGTCGACATGACATAATACGACGTTCCTGATGTAATACCCGTCGGCAGCGCGCCTGTCGTTGTAAAGACAACCTTATCACCAGCCGCAAAATTATGGGTGAGACCACTGCCTCCGGCGTCCTTCCATGTGATAACAGCAGGAGACGCGATGCTTATTTCAGCGGTAGCTGTTGTTTTTTGACGAACAACCTGTCCTACAGAATAGGCGGTATTTGCAGCCCAGGCAGAAACCGCCCACCAACCTGTCGACGAGCCGTTGCCGAAGTGCACATACCAGGTTGTGTCGTAACCAGCAGCGGCCATTTCAGCCTTCTACTATCGCTGAGCCGGTGCTGAAGACGTAGCCCTTGCGAGAGCCCCCGCCAACAGCAACAGCCCCATAGACATAGCTTCCGTCCTGAAGGTCAGTCACAAACCACCGCTGCCCTTCATTGGTCACATCAGCTGACGGAAGAAGAGCGAACTCTATGCCCGGCGCGCTGGCGACAGCCGCGACAGCAGATATGGGCGCATTGACAGTCGTGGGACCGTCAATGCCTGTCTGGACGAGCGGAACAAGCTCGGCCCCCGTCAACGGCAATTCCGCAGACGGGAGTTCGCTTATCTTCTTGTCAGCCATCGGATTAGCTCAGCGTAAAGAGAACACCAGCCGCCGGGGTGACAGTGAACTTATCCCCCGCCGGGCCGGAGAGCGTGACGTCGGAGCCGTAATCATACCAGCCGACAACAGGCTTGCCCGTCGCCGTGTCATCGTAATAAACGACATAACGGAAGGTCCATGTCGAACCGGCGCCAGACCCAGTCGCCGTCCAGGTCGTTGCAGCAACTGCGGCATATGAAATGCTGGTCGTGCCGGACCACGTCGAGCCCGTCGCCGTGCAGGTTGCGCCGCCGGCAGTGTAGCCAAATGTGCCGCCAGCGACTTCAGATGTCGTCGTGTAAGCCGTGCTGGTCGTGGTCCAGGTGCTCGCATAGAGCGCCACTTTCATCACGTCAGTCGTCAGATTGACTTGGGCCTTCCCCAGCACAAGGAGGAAGTTGCCGACTTTATTCATGCTGGCCATATCTATTACCCTTCAGAAGACATCACAGCTTTGAGCTGCGAGATGAGGTTTTCATATTTCTGCTTGACGGAAGTCGCTTCAGCCAGCGCGGCTTCCGCAGACGCTTTGACCTGCTCGGCCAAACTCTCTTTCGACGCCAGTTCAGCGCTGCGCTGGTCGACGTTGGCCTTGGCCTGCTTGGCAGTGGCCATAAGCGCATCGGCCGCGTCCGCAGTGACGACGGCATCCGCCTTAGCTTTTGCGACCAAACCGGCCGCCTGCTGCTGAGCGTCCACAAGAACCTTATCGGCGCTTGCCCTCAGGGAGATGGCGGCGTTGTTGGCCTCCTGCATGATTTTGGAGGCTTGCAGGCGGGCGTCATCGACGACCTTAAGGGACTGCGCCCGGTCTTTGGCCGCCTCACCAGCGATGCGCTCAGCCTCAGCATTCGCCGCGGCGATGATAGCCTCCGCTTTGTCCTTGGCTGAGAGGAACGCATTCATCCGGTCGAGGAAATGCGTCCCGCCATTCATGATGATGCCGAGGTCGGCGTTGGCCTGGTCGGGATAGTTTGATACGTCGCTCATTAGCGTGTCCCTGCCTGACGGAGCCAGCATTTCACAGTCCCAGTCCCGGAGGTCAACATAATGCGTATCCCAGAAACAGGATATGCATAGTTTCCGGAGACAAGGTTGTCGCTCGCCGTCTTGCCGCTGATGCCGGTGTTATCCGCCCATTTGGCAGCGACGAGGCTGGAGATGTCGTTATTGTCGATGTCGTCGAAGGTGTGCTGGACAGAGTAGGTCGCCGTCCCCGTCACCGTCTGCGCCCCAATGCCGATGTTGAACGGGTTGAGGAACAAGTCAGGATAGAGAATGGCGCTGTAGGCCGACCCTCCGGCAACGCTGTCCGCGGCATCCCCGATAATCAGCGTGCTGGCCGTCGCATCAGAAGCGATAATGCTCGTGATGGTCTTGTAGGCAAGTTTGGTCCAGACAGCTGTTGAAGAGCCGCCCGTCACCGTCTCGGAGATAGCTGACCCCTGAGAGTCAGTCCCCGTGATGAGGAAGGACATTCCCGTGTCAGCGCCACCAGGCGTAAAGGCCACGCGACGAGGCTGGGCCATTGTCGCAAAGCCATTGATGCCAATGGAGGCCGTGCCGGTTGACGTGGCGGAGAATGTAGCGCTGGTCACACTTGAGAAGAACTTCGTTGTAGCCGTGCGACTATTGTTCGGGCCAGTAATCGTCTCCCGCTGGCCTTCCCCATTAGGACCCAACCCTACAATGGTGATGGTCTTGCCAGACTCATCGCCATTTGAAGCGACGACTACCTGCCTGGGCGGGCTGATAAAGGTTCCGCGAGCCAGCATGATTGCCGCTTGCGTTACCGTCGCAGAGTCCGTCGCCAGATAGTCGACGTCATATCCGGAGGAGTAAGCCCCGTCGATGACCACGCCAACTCCCGCATTCCCGGAGACGAGAGCCGGGACAGTTTGCGAAACGGAAACGCCATTATCGTCTGCCGAAACGCCTGTGATTGTAAGTATGACTGCCGACATAGGCGTCTCCTAAAGAGGGTAGGCGGGGTTTCCCCCGCCCATTGCCTTATCGAGCCTTCGAGAAGGGCGATTTAACCTTCGCCCCGTGACTGTTGGCGCCGTTGGGATTGCCAGCAGCGGACTGCGTGGGCGGTTGATTGCCCTTGCCGCCGTGCTGGACCTTGCAAGCGCCGCCTGATGCGCGACCCACACGGGCCGCGGCCAGGACTTTGGGATTTCCTTTACCCTTCATAACGAACTCCTTTAAGCCGAGACGGCGACAGCGAGGCCAGACGACGAATTGGTCGGAGCAGCACCGTCAATAAGGGTGACAGTCGCTTGGCTCGACCAGCCGGTATGGCCAACCGACGTGCAGTCCTTCACGAGAATAACGCCACCGGAAGCAGCCGTCTGAACGGAGAAGACGTCGGTGATGGTGCTCGACGCAACGCCTCCCAGCGTCTCGTTGATGAACTTGCAGCGCTCAAACAGGACATAACGGTCAATGCCAGTCGTGGCGACATAGACATCCGAGGCAGTGGCCGCGGACACGTTGCTCGGGAACAGGCAGTCAATGAACTTGTTGCGCGGGGAGCCGCCGGTCAGTTCAAGGCTGTAATTGGCCGTGGCTTTGACAGTTGTGTCGCCGCCGATGGTGCAGCCGATGAAGGTGTTCTCACCGGTCGTGCCCGACACAACCAGCGAACGGCTGTTGGTCGATGTTCCAGCCGAGTAAGTATCGTTAATGCCGAGGAAGGCAACGCCGATATAGGTGTTGCGCCCACCAGCATCCTGCCAGGCGACGTGGCCGTTGGCGGCGTTGGTCGAGAACCCAGCATAGACCGAGAAGTTCTGGAAGATACAGCCCTGGCCGGTCACATTGACCAGTTTCATGCCAGTGGCGCCAAACGTTGCAGCCGTATAGGTCGACGGGGGCGCAATGCGGCAGCGGTTGCTGAGACCGGGGCCACCGAGACCAATTAGATGCGTGGCCGACTTGGACCACGTCAGCGTGCCAGTCGTGGCCGTCGGGTCAATGGTGGCGGCAATCGCCGTCGACAGGCGCTGCGTGCCGTTGGACGAAGAAGTGCTGATGGGAGCCGGGATGATAACGATGACGTCGTTATTGCCGTCAGTCGCCATGGCATGCGCCTGATACAGCGTCTGAACCGGGCTGTCAGCCGTGCCGACATTTCCGTCGGAGCCGCGGTAGTAATCAACGAAGATGTAACGGCCCGTAAATGGCAACAATCCCCCAGTTCCAATTGTTGGGACACCGTTTACCTGAAGACCTGAAAGGTGGGTCACGCCCATTTTACTATTCCTTCTGTGCGGACTTACTGAGTATCCATTAAGGGCTCAGCTAGTTTCCATTGTGTTTGCGTAGATAGTCTATTGCATTTTTTAGATAGTCTATATTATCCCGGAATAGGCCAAGACCTCTATTGCAAACATTGCATAAGAGGCCACGCGCCTTGCCGGAATTATGGTCGTGGTCAACACTAAGCGAGATGACGCGCCCCTTTTTCACAAGGGTCTCCGGCTCGCCACAAATTGCACAACGACCGTTCTGTTCTGCGTGCATTTCATGGTATTCCTCGTCAGGAACCCCATAAGCATCGCGTATTTTTTTAAGTCTCCGCTTATCATAAGTTTTCTTGGTATATGCCTTTTTGGCGATAGAGCGCCCTTGTGGCGTGTTCCAATCAAACTCTGACCTTTTGTAGAGACCTATCCTCGATACCCACTGAAAGTTTTCAGGGCCTAATAGTTTATTCTCATCTATTTTTGTGAGAATAAAATTAGCGGCAGGACGATTGCCAACGTCTTTATCGAAGTCGGCAAATCCCGCCCACCCAGTCCCTTCTGGATACCGCTTATTAAGAAGCCGCCAATGCATGTAACGAGAGTTCCAGCTATTTGACGGCTTCTTGAGTTCGTACGACCCAGTTTTCCGCATGCGTGAGTAATGCAGCTTGCATACCCCGCCGAACAGAGCCGGGTTTTCACAGTCATCTACTGAACATCTATGCGTCATTATCGCCTCTCTGGAACACCACCCTTAAGTTAAGGATGGCGTTCCAGATAGTCAAGTAATGCTCATATCTGTCTCAAGACATGACAGAGTTATCCGTCATATCTTTCATCTCAATTGGCGTTAAGTCGTGGGGAAGGAACCCCAGATTGATCTCCAATTGGAGTAGCCATAGCTATAACGTTCATACGCCTTCACAAGCAAGTTATCAGTAACAAAATCAACTTGCATGTCGGTCTCGTAAGGAACGCGCTCCATGTAGAGCAGTCCTTCGATGTTCGTCAGCAAGAACCACGCGTAGTTCGACGTGAGGAAGTCAAGCACTACATAACCATCAGGCAAACCACCTGCCGTGGTATGTATGGCGTTGACGTCATTGTCTGCAGTTCCTGGGCGCAGTTCGGTCTTGAGCAGACGAATAGCAACCGGCTCCAGCGCCGGCGGGATGACAAGCTTGCGCCCACGGGCGAAGATTTTCAAACCAGCCATATCGCGGAAGTTCTGGCGGATGCTAACCATCGCATTGAGCAGGGAGGTCTCATTGAGCCCCTGTTCAGTGGACGGCTTGTTGGCGATGGTCGTCCCGTCGATGGGATGGTCCGTCGCGCACAGCGCCTTGCCGTCACCACCAATATTCGCATTGTAGGTCGTTGCGGTATTGAGGATGCTGGCGGCGTAGATTTCCTTGGTCTGAGCGAAGGACTCGTTCAGGCCAAGATTGGTCGGGTTGAATTGGGTCTTGTAGAGGTTATCGTCGATTGCCTTGCGGGTAATCGCGTATCCAAGACCCACCTCGATGTGTTCCTGATTGTAAACGAAGCGCTCACCAGCGTCGTTCTGGAACTGCGTCGCGCCACCCTCAGTCTTGAGGTTGGCGAGGCCGAGGTATTTCATGTCAGCGGTGCGTTCCAACGCCATGCTGGACTTGGTCTTTTTAAAGACCTTGTCCCACTGGGTGGGAATCATCGCATATTTGCCTTCGACTCCACGGAGACCGGGAAGCAGAAGGTCTTTGATTTGGGCTAGATTAACAGCCATTGGTCAAATCCCTTCTTAGCTGATGCCGGTACGCGGGGAGCCAGCAAGCCACTGGTCGTTGAAGCCAACGATGAGGTGGTTGTAGCTAGCGGTTTGGTCGGTGCCCGGACCACCCGGCGGGAAAGTCACCATGTCGTGGATGATGAATTCGCCAGAGGTGCCAACCGTCTCGACATAGGCCCCGGAGAGACCCGTCGCAGTCGACGGCGTACCGATGTTGAACGTCACGGCGCGGCCCTGATAGCCCTGAGTGATGAGGCTATTCGTTCCGCTAATCGTGATGGAAGCGCCAGCCTGCACGACAAATCGCGCCTGCGGGTCAGTGACGACATACGCCTCAACGTCATAAGCGGTGTCAGTGCCCGGCCAATAGTTGGACCAGACAGTACGCTTCTGCACAGTCGAGAGGTATTTGCAGCCGACGAAGATGCCGGCAAGCGAGTTGTTGTAGCTGCCGGGGACATCTCCGGGAGCCGCGATTTTGATGTAACCGGTAGGCGTGTTGACTGCCCATTCAACGGGGTCGCCGGTATAGACCGCCGACGCGTTGTAGGGAAGACGAAGTGTCGACAGTCCGAAGGTCGGCGAAGATGCATTGCTGACGCCGATTCTCCGGAAGCCGAACGGCGCGTTAGTATTCGCCATTTCGTGTTTCCTTAGAAAGATGAAAGCATCGGGCTAACCAGCGCGGCAAGTCTTCAGCTATTGGGGGTGAAACGCAGTCCAGCGCGGACCACGAAAAGGAAGCACCGTCTCAGCGCGAAACAGTGCGAAGCAGTCGACTACTCCCCGTCAGGGATGGCAATCGGCTGATAGCTCTTGGCGACGCCCTTCTGATTGGGGCCGCCACGCTGGAATGTGCCGCGAGGGGACATTCCGAGTTGTTCTTCCTTGTTGCGCACCGCGGAGACAGCTTCCCGATACTGGCGGGCCTTTGCCTCTTCCGTCAGTTCTGCAGGGCGCTCCATCAGGAGCAGACCGTCCTGAACAATCGTCTCGCCAGACCAGTCGTGCGGCATCATCTCGGGATGACGAGATAACGGCACGGCGGTCCAGCCCTGTCGACGAAGTTCAGCAATCTTGTGCGGGTCTTCCTTGTTCAGGACCGCAACAGCCGCCCATTCGTAGCTCCAGCCATCCGGCGGCTCAGGGGCATGCAAGCGGTCGCGATATTCATCAAGCTCCTGCCCAAGACCGCGGATTTCCTTAATCCTGTCCTGAGCACGCTTAAGGCTGGCTCGGCGGTCCATCTCTTCACGATTGGGCCGACCAGGACCAGCAATCTGGCTACGTTCCATGTCACTCACGCTGAAATTCTCCCAGCTTTAATCATCGCCGCACGGTCCATCGCATATTGCTTCTCGGCTTCCGCAGGCTGAAGGTCGGGGTAGAGATTGCGAGCCATCTCGCGCATCTCGCTATTGAGGGTCATCGTGTTGCCGCGTGAGCCGCCACTGCCGCCCCCTCCTGCGACAGGCGCTGCCGGGACTGGCTTGCGACCAGGTTTTGAGGTCTCTTCAGCCACTGGCGCCGCCTTCTTCAGTCCAATCTTCGTCTCGATGAAGTCGAAATACTCAGGCGTGTCAGGTGCGAGTCCCTCAAGGTCGACTGCAGCATTGTGAGCTACTGCAATGCGCTGTTTCGTCCTTGGGTCATTGAAGAGTTCCCTGTGCTGGCTAACCCAATTGCGAGACGTGGCGGTCAGTCTGCTTGCCCACTCATCAATCGGGTCTTCTGTGCGCTGCTGCGGGGTAATTTCAGGGCGTTTGGCCGGGGCGTTCTTGGTCGCCTCGATTTGGTCCTCGATAGCGGCCTTGCCATTTTCCAGTTGAAGCAGTCGAGCTTCCATAGACGCCATATAACGCTGGGCTTTGGCCGCCGTTGCGTGGTCCCCAGCTGCAAGAGCGTCAGAATAGGTCTTCTCGGCACTATTTGCCTCGCTCTCAACCGCTCGAATGGCGTTTTGGATGGCCGTTAGCCTTCCATCAGCCGCTTCTGCCGCGGAAGACGTCGCTTGTTCGGCATATTCCCTTGCTTGGCGCTCCGCCTGCTCTCTCGCAGCCCGTTCCTGGGCAACTGAGCGCTTGTGAGCCTCGATTTGGGCCTTCAGGGCTTCAATTGCAGCCTGCGGGTCCTCTTCCGAGGGCTTTTCAGCCTCTACAGGAGGGGTTTTTGCCTCTACAACTGGCTTTTCAACCGGTTCAGGGGCCTTTTCTTCCTCGATAGCGATGTCAATCGGCTCGAGTTGGTCTTCGTCACCCATTTTTGCCTCCTTACCAAACGCGGTCGGGGTGAGTGACCCGCATCCGGATGGAGACGTCCTTGACGAGGCGGCAAAGAACCGTGTCATCTGCAGATGAGGACGACCCACGCATGTTATTGAGCGTCAATAACTGCCCGTCGGAGGGACGAACCGCACACCAGTCGCCGACTTTGAGGCGCTCGTTGTCGGAAAAGGCATAACTATCGTCGTCAACGAAGGCTCTTGGTCCAAGCTTTACGACCAAATGGGCCTTCGATTGAAAACGGTCTTCGTCTCTGGACGTGTCCGGGAGTATTAGACCGTTCTTTGTCCTCTCCGGACGCTGATAAACGGCGAGCAGAACGTCTGTGCCGAATATTTCAATGTCAGAAAGGTCTCCCAACTTCTCCAGAAGAGCTTCTCCTGGGTCGATGGTGTGGTCCATTACAGTACTGGGCATGTAATTCCTCAGCGTGAGGGTTTAAAAAAACCCCTGAGCACGTGCTCAAGGGCTGGATAATCTCTCTTCTCTTCTCGCCATCGGCTCTTCTCAAAGCCACTGGCCCATTGAGTTCTGCATCGGAGGCAAACGACGCGTTCGTCTTCAGTGATGCGGAAACTCAAACTCGTGCAGTCGCAGGCTTCGAACCCACTAACCTTCTTTCGACCCATCTACGCCCATGATTTTGCGCTCGATTTCATCCAGCCAACGCAGGGCGTCGAGCAGGGCGAGGCGCTGGCCAATGACGTGACGGTAGTCTTCCATGTCCTTCACGCCGCCGCCGCAGAGACGGTCGGAGATGGCCATAAGCCGCTCATTGATGTTCTTGACCATCTCGCGCTTGAGGAGGCTGTCGAAGCTTGAGAAGCTCATGGGTAACACGCCGCACGATTGAAGTATCCGCCGGCGACAACCAGCGCATTGCTGCCCATGGATTCCCAGCAAAGCTGTGCGGGAATTTTGTTAGCCTTCCCGGCCGTATCATTGTTGCCTCCCGTCACATCAGGCCCGATTGGAGGCCATGCGACAGAGCCAAACCAAGATGGCTTGGACGTGTAAACGTAGGATTGAATGAGCGTCTGGTCAGGCGGCGTCGCAACCCCACCGAGTTCGCTTGTGCGCCATACGCCGGGTGTTCCATTCGTCGGAACGCCATCCGTGTAATAGTCGTAGTTACCCCAGCGCATCAGCCTCGCCGCGACCTGCGGGTCAGGATAGGTTCCGGGTGTAGCATCGGGAGTTTCACGCACTGTGTTACAGTTGCCGATGTTCGGATAGCCAAGTTCATAGATGCCGGTTGTGCCGCACCCTACGTCATACACATTCGGATTTTCTTGGCTTGACCCCAGCACGTTGCCGACCATGTTGAAGCGGTAGGCCCATGTCAGCAAGCGGACGGGAGACCCATAGGCGTTATAGTTGCGGTTCCAACCCGTCCACCAATTGCGGAACGACGTGCCGAGCGCAGAGCCGCCGAAATAATTGTCGACGCCAAACATCTCGGCTACGTTGCCCTCCCACAGGTCCATCAGACTCATGCCGCCGTGGTCCATATCCATGGTCCAAGTGACCATGCCATCCCCATACTGAGAGACGGAGCCATGGACATAGTTATAGCCGATATACCAGCCGTTGCAGGCCGAGACACCGTTGCCGAATTCGATGGCTGGAAAGTCCTTGTTGAAGATAGTGTTCTCGACTCTATTGTTCGAACCAACCCCGTATTGGCTAGAGGCAACGCAGTTGATGCCGGAATTGTTCGGGCCGTCCGTCGTGTCGTGGAAAAACGAGTCGGCGATTGTCGTGTTCATCGTGTTGTAGACGTAAACGTGATAACCGTGAAAGTTGCTCGTCTCGACACCCTTTACCCAGCAGCTATCGCAACCGTCGACGAGGACGGCTGTGCCAGCATTTACAGTGTTGCTCCCATTAGCCTGACGATTGATTCCGATGTCCTCTACCGCCGCAGCATAGTTAGGGGCTGTCCCGTAATAGTAGTGGATGCGCGCAGTATAAGCTGACGTGAAGTCGCTGACCCACGGATTGCGAACCGTTATCGTATAAGGCCCTGTCCCAGAGATGTCCGTAATGCGGTTCATCTGCATCACGTCACGGCCATCGTGTATCGGGTTAGAGATGTTCGAGTCGGTGGTTTTGTCGACTTCGATATAGGTTCCGACAGAGAGGTTCGTCGTCGACGCCACGACAATCGTATTCGTGCCCTTCGTGCCGCCGCTAGTGATGTTCGTATTCAAAGTCCCGCTAACGTAAGCTCCATTCCCGATTCTGACTTGCGCGTCGCCGAGGAAGCGCGTCAGGTTAGCACCAGCGCCGCGCAGCGTCACATTGCTCGGCACACTGATGCGGCCGGGGTTGCTCCATGTCCCGGCGGCCAGCAGAAGATACGTATTGGCCGCGCAACCGTTGAGCCTTGATTGGATGGTCGCAGCAGATGTGCCAGCCGCGACCGTTCCGCCAGCGCATTGCGTGCGATTGGTCGGAATACCATTAGGAACGCCAGAATACTTGGCCCACGCACTCGGCAGGCTGCTGTCACCCGCAATGGACGAGGTATATTTACGGTCAGCCGGTATGGGGTCGGTTAATGCACTGACTATAGTGATGTTATACGCCACGGATTGCGCGATGCTTGTTCCAGACCCGTTAGCCGCAGTAACGGAGAATGAACCGGACGTAATGCTTGATGGGGTTGTCCCTGAGACAACACCAGTCGATGAGTTGACGCTCAACCAGGCAGGAAGCCCAGTCGCTGCATAAGTGCAAGAAGGCGTGCAGTTGCTTGCCGTGATTTGATAGCTAAACGACGAACTCACAACACCAGAGGCGCTCGAAGAAGAGGTAATGACTGGGACGGGGAGCGCCGCCACACTATAGGTAACAGGGAATGCCGCGCTCTCCCCAGTCGCATTTGACGCGTAGACATTGAACGTCCCGCTGCCGAGTATCGCCGTTCCGTTTGCGGCCATGAGACCGCTAGCGTTTGGCGCACTCAACCAAGACGGATAACCTGTGGCGCGATAGCTTGTAAGAGGGGCATTAGACGCCGTAATCTGGTAGGATAGAGACTGGCCAACAGTCCCGCTCAGCGTGCTGCTTGACGTGACGGTCGGTGGCGTCTGGACAGCCTGGAAAACAACGTCGACGTAATAGTTCTCGTTGTTGTATATCGACTGCGGATATGGGTATCCAGTTTCAAAATTGTAAACATAGCGGCCAGCGCTAATCGGGGCCGTCAAAGGACCAGATGTTTTAGACGAATTGAACCCGCCAGAATCAGACGAATAATGACCATTCCTCGTGTTATACGAAATGGTGTATGTCTGACCAGACGTTACATTGATGGGTGAAGCAAAGTTCTGCTGCTGCCAGCCGGAGGCTGTCTCCCCCGCGAACGTGACCTGTCCGAGATTTGTGCCCGTCGGCCCCCACAACGTTCCGGTATGCGTTCCAGTATTGGTTGACGCCTTATAGAAGCGGACCGCGGTGACCTGACCAGACTGGGACGGTGTGAACCGCATGCCAAGTTCTATGCCGTTCGTTATTCCGCTTGTCCCGTCGTTTTGGTCTGCCAAAGACGGGACCGTATCCGAAGCGAAGATGCTATACGAGGTGACGGCGGGGGGATTTGTCACAACGAACTGAAGCGTTCCGCCTGCGCCCTCGCCTGATATGTTCGATGCATAGACAACGGAGTTCGTCGTGCCAGCGCTGTTGATAGTTCCCGTTACAAGACCGCTGGAACTCATGGACGCGCCTGATGGCAGGCTAGTCGCCCTGAAGCTCGTTGGGCTGTTCGTCGCCGTCACTTGGTAGGGCGTAATCGCAACGCCCCTAACCGCATTCACAACCTGCGGGTTTGGAGAGATGGCTGGCTTGGCGGGGTTGACCGTAATGGCCAATGACCCCGTTCCAGAGCCGGAGGCGTTTGTCGCCGTGATGGTCGAATTGATGGGACCCGCATAGGTCGGCGTGCCTGTGATGGCGCCGTTCGTCGTGTTGATGTCCAGGCCCGTGCCCGTCAGGTTGGTCGCCTCAAAGCTCGTGACTGGATTGGTCGTCAAAACCTGATAGTTGAACGCCGTGCCAACAGTCGCCGTCGCCGTCTGGTTTGCCGTGACAATAGGCGGGCAGCCCGTGAGCGTGACAGTCAGGTTCTTCGTGTCAGACCCGAATTGGTTTGTCGCCGTGACGCTGCCCGTGGTCGCACCATTCGTGCAGGGGGCAGACAAGGCGCTGGCGGAGGTGATTAGGCCAGTCGGGCTAATGGAAAGACCAGCCGGAAGTCCGCTAATGGTGTAGCTGGTCGACGTATTGGTCGTCGTAACCTGGAAGGAGAAGGAACTGTTATACGCCCAGGAAGCAGTCGTGGCCGACGTGATGACAGGAGCGCTAGATGCCAGCGCAATAACAAGGGTCGCGTCTGGGGATGTGCCGCTGGGGTTGGTGGCATTGATGATGACCGACTTGTTGCCGGGAGACGCAGTAGGCGTGCCACTGATAAGGCCCGTTGTCGTATTTATCCCTAAACCCGGAACGATAATCGCGAGGTTTTGAGCGCTGTAGCTCGTCGGGCTGTTGGTGGCGGTAATCTGATAGCTGAAGACGTCGCCCTGCTTGGCAGAGGCAGACAGGGACGAGGTGATGACAGGGAGAGAGCTCGAAACAGACAGCGCCAACTGGAATGTCGGGCTCGTCCCATAGGCGTTCGTCGAGGTCAGATTAACCGTATAGGGGCTGCCTGCAACGTCTCCCTGAACTGGCGTTCCGCTAATCACGCCAGAATTGGTGTCTAGGTTCAGGCTAGCTGGGAGGCCGGTCTGAGCATAGGTCGCCGGCTCATAAAGGGCCGTGGTCTGATAGCTGAACGCCTGCCCGACCTGTGCGCCTGCAGTGGAAGCTGAATTAATCAGCGGCGGGCCATGGATGAGCATGGCGAGTGCGGCGGGGGAGCTCGTTCCGTCGGAATTGGTCGCCGTCATAGAGACCGTAAATGTCCCCTCAACAGTCGGCGTTCCGGTAATGGCGCCCGTTACTGCATTAAGAACAAGCCCCGTGGGCAGGCCGGTTGCGGCGAAACTGGTCGGAACCCGAGACGCCGTGATGGTGTAAAGCGGAGAACCAGACGTATATGTCGTGCTCATCACGCCAGATGCCGTGAGCGCAGAACTGATAGTTGGCTTCGGCATCGCCGGAATGGTTATAACGAGAACCGCAGTCCCCTGCCCGTAGGCATTATTGGCTCCAATCGTAACGTTGAACGTTCCGGAGGCTCTTGGCGTGCCGGTAATCCGCCCGGTAGACCCAGATACAGTTAGGCCAGTCGGGAGGCCGCTCGCACTGTAGCTCGTTGGGCTGCCCGTCGCCTGGATTGAATATGAAAATGGGACATTCAAGTTAGCGCTAGCGATTAATGCCGACGTGATGACGGGTTTGACATTAGTCCCTAGCGGAACGATTGTGAAAACAACAGTTTGACTTCTACAGCCATTGTCATTCCCTGCACAAACAGCAACCCTGTTTGTGTCGGCGCGCGTTGGCGTGCCGGATATTACGCCGGTCTCTTCATTAATGACCATCCCCGGCGGCAGCCCAATAGCTGAAAAATTGTTGGGGACGTTTGTCGCCGTGATGGTGTAGGTCAGCGCCGTCCCGACCGTCCCAGACACTGTAAGCGGCGAGGATAAGACTGGGACGGGGTTGGGGTCTGGGAAGCACTCATAGCCCACGCCTGCCATGGCCACAGTGGCCAGTAGCACCAGAATGCCTACAAGCGCTTTTCTCATCCGGGCTGTCCTTACTTCTTTTGCAGTTCGATTTTCTTAACCCGGCCACCAGACGCCCTCATCATGGGCGGACGCATGGGGGGCATGGGAGCGCCACCGGGAGGCATGCCGGGAGGTCCTGCCATCGGAGGCGGCGGGACAGGAATGGGAACAGCGGCGGGAGGGGGCGGCTCTGCGCCGGGGCCGGGCTGGGCTGCTCCGGGAGCGGGAGAGCCGATGACAATGTTCACAGTGGTCTTGCCCTTGCCAGTCCTGCCGCCAGAAGCCCGCTTGGCGCGGCCACCGGAGCACATGCCCTCGCCCTCGTCATGCTCCTCATCGGCGGGGCTCTTCTCCCACTCCTTGAGGGACATGCCAGCTTTCTTGGCTAGAGCGCGGTCCTCACGCATGTCCTTGGCGCTGCCTTCGGTAATGCGGCCACCGGACTTGCGGGGAGCCCTGTCGAGTCGGGTGTTGATTTTCCCGCCGCGGGCCATCGTATCCGTTGGGATGCGCTGGGTGTCCTTGGTCTGGACGTCGCTGGTCAGGGTATCGTCGCCATAGAAGCTCTTGCCGTTGGCGATGCCGGTGCTTTCGCCCCGATATGAGGCCAACTTAGCGGCGTGAGACGCCTTGGCTTGTGATTTGTTCGGATGCGCCATGTTAGTTCCCATTGGTTTAAGAGCCGACGGCAGCGCGCCCGGCTATTTCACAGATTTTTCGTGTGGATTACAACTTTTACGCGCCGAATCACTCCAAAACTCGCGTTCTGGTTGTATTTTCGACACGTAATGTTATCAAAGGCTTACGGATTGACCTAATCCCACAGTTTTTTTGCGTGAATTAGTTCAAAGGCCAGTCTGGATTTGGTCAATCATTATTTTTGACCATTATCACGCTGTTTTTGCTCCGTTTTCGATGGTAACGGAGCCGTAGATTTCAAAAGATGTGCTATGGCTAGCCATAATAACGGTGGGCGGGTGGGATGAAACCCATCCTGATACATGCTGAACTGCCCCAGCACCCAAGGCATTCGGTATGAGAGACTGCTAACAAGCCCCCAACCACTCAGAACACCTAGACAGACCTGCCCCCGTCAGCATATCTCCGAGCCAGACGTGTAGCGTTCTCGACTTCCCCGCCCATGGCATATCTCCTTAATATATCTATAATTTCTGGAGAAAATACCACATAATTCCGCGACCCATCGCCTGCGCCGCGCGAGCCTTGGTCGAGGTATTTGATGCCGGGGATGCCTGCTTCACGAATCGCTTGAGAAGCATACGCCTGTCTGTCCATGCCAGTCTTTGCTGCGGCGTTTGCCCCTGGTGTTAGATACAAATCAGCATAAGCAGCTTGCGCGCTCCTATCTGGGATTATTGGAGCGCCGCGAGCTTTTGCATATGCCTCCTGAACCGCTTGATGCTGCTCACTGAGCGGCTTATCCCAATCCAGGAACTGATGCGGCTCGGCGTTGATGTTGACTTCATACATGTGGCCGTCATTCGTGACGTTCACCTTGCCCCGCAACTCTTGAAGCTTGCGGATAATCTCATCTTGTCCCGAACGCGACGCCTGTGCAGGCGTCAGCGTCGCACGATGGGCAATTTCATCTGCTAAGGCTTTCTCAATGTCCCCGCTATGCGCGCTGATAATATCGTCTAGATAGCTATCGCCGGTCGTTCCAACGCGTCTATTCGCCACAACGAACGGGTTGCCATTAACATCAATCTTGTTCGCCAAGTCTCGCTTATATTGCTGAGCGACGCCCTCATTCTCCGCGAAATACAGCCCATGCCCATAAGCCTGAGCGCCCTCGCCCGTGCCAATCTTGCTCAGGTCAAAGCGGTCAAATTGATGCGGGCTGCCGTGATAAGCCTTGATGGCCCCAGTCATGGGGATAAAGTTCGACGCCATTTCAACCGGGTCTTGCTTCATCGGGTCAGGAGCGGCCATCAAAGCCCCGTAACCCATGGTCTTGGCCGCATCATACGCAGCGCCGAGTTTCTCACCGAAATGACCAGACGGAATTTCCCGTGTCATAGACGGCGGCAAGGCCATCATCATGTCATTCGGGTCGCTCGTCATATACTGCTTGGCGACGTTGTAGGCGTTCTTGATTGGGTCAGCCCAGCCGCCGTCCTCGAAATGCTGCGGCTCCGGCCAATCCTGCTCCGGGCTCCATTTGGGATAGGGGTCCTTGCCCGGCTCATAAAACGGACTGCGCCCCTCGGCCCGCCGCTGCTGTGCGTTCTCCCAAGCAGCGTCGGCAATGTCCTGGTCGGGAGGAACGCCATACTCATCCCGCCAAGGGGGGCGAGGCGTCGAAGCCGACCTAATCAGCCTGTCGAGCTGCTCTCTCGTCAGCCCCTGCGTGACCGTCGGATATTCTCCAAGCCTGTCCCCAGAGCTATACTCGGAAACCACATCGCCATTCGGGGACTTGATAGGCCCATAGAACCCAATGTCCTTGAGTTCCCGGCTGTCCATGCGGCCTGTTTCAGGATTATACCGCGGACCCCAAGGGAAGCGCATGGGCAGCGCCATGCCGCCATCCGCATAGCCCATCGTCCCCCTCAGCGGGGCCTGCTCTATCGGCTCGGCCTGCGCCTGACCCATATAATGCGGTGGCGCGCCCTGATAGATGGACTTCGCCACATGCAAAGCCTGACCTATCGGGCCTTTGGCTCCAGTAAAAGGTTCAGCAGCGCCCTGAGCCAGCCTCAGCGCCTCATTGACGTCCCGGTTCCGGTAGACGTCATACAAGTCACGCGCGCCTTCAGACAGCCTCCTGCCGCTCTCAGCGCCGTATTCCTGTATGTCGTCCCAGAAGCCCATCTTATGCCACAACCCAGTCTTCAGCGAGTATGTCGGTCTGCGAGGCTAGCCAAGGGACAAAATTGCCATCAGCAGTTTTCATGAAAATATAAGGAAGCGTCATTTCAGACTCAGAGCGCGGCGGTTGAATATCAATCCACATGCCCTTGCCGTTCCATCCCTCACGGGCAACTCTCTGACCGCGCTTAAGAGCGCGAATAGCCTCACCAAAATCCATTACTCAGCCGCCTGCTTCTGTTCGTGCTGCTCATGCCAAAGGTCAGCCATTTCGCTGATGCTGCCCTTATATTCGTACTCGCCAACATGTGTCAGGGCGATGTCTGGGTAGAACCAGAACTTGTGCCCAGCCTCACGCGCATTCCTGAACAGCACCAAGTCCTCGCCAAGGTTCTTCTCAAAATGGCAGTAGCGCTTGATGGTCGGATTGGCAGCGAACTTCTTGGCGTCCTCTTCGGTTATAATGGCAGTGGCCCTTGGCATCTCATCCAACTCATGCGTGGACGCAATGTCCTCGAACACCTTGCGGTTAATCTTTACAAATCCCAAACCACCACCAGCAGCAGAGAACGCCCCGCACTCGGTCTGCTCGGCCTCGCCAATCTCAAACGCAACAGCCCACGCCGCCAGCGTGTTCATGTCCAGGTCCTGCTTGCGGCGATAGACCCCGCCCGCAATCGTCAGGTCGGACTGAATGAGCCTAACCGCATCCGCAGGGTTCCAGCCCAAATCATCGTCCACAGCCAATAGGTCGGTAAACATAGGGTTTCTCATAAACGAATCGAAGCACTCGTTCCGAGCGTAGCTTAAATCAGAACAGCCATGAACTATTTTAACTTGAAATTCTATTCCGGCCCTTGAAAAAGCAACCAACGTTCCAAGCATCGACATACAATACTGTCTCGTTGGCTGCCTTGCCATTGGCGTAGCTATCAACACGCATTTCTTCTTAGTCATGTCTTGCAAATTCCCCATGTAGTTCCTTCGCCGCCTTGGCGTAGGCTTCCGCAGCTTGCTCGGGTGTGTCCCAGCGCTTGAGATGTATCACCTTGCCATTGATGCGGATTGTTGCCTGCCATTTTCGCGTCCGCCTGCAATATGAGACGCCCTTATAGCCGCTCTTATTATTGCTCTGCATCGGCCTATTGCACATGTTTTGCGAATTGGTCGCCTTCCTAAGATTGTCGAAGGCGTCGTTGCAGATATTTAAATCCTTGTGGTCTATGTGATGGTCAGGCCATTCGCCATTCATGTAAAGCCACGCAAGCCGATTGGACAAATACAGCTTACCATTTATCATTATTTGCCTTCGTCTATCGGCCCTAAACGACCCGGCCATCTTCCCGCAATATCGCGTGTTCCATGTTTTACACGCCTGCTCATTAGGAAAATTTGAGAGCGGGCGTTCATTCCATGTGAAGATGCCCGTGGACTGGTCATAGTCCAAGAGTTGACGGACGTATTCTGCTGTGAGATTGTTGTTGTAGCGCATATCTGTTTACTCCAGTGTTGCGTTAGAAACCCGTCCAGCGTTGGCTCGCTTGGCGGGTTTCGTATACCCTAGCTAGGTTTCTTCGCCGTCGCAACCTTTTGTTTAGCGGCTTGCTTGGCCTGTTCTTCCCTCATTTTGAGGTTGGCCTTGTGGGCTTCGGTCTTTTGTTCTAGGCCCGTGGCATGGGCCTGTTGCTTCATCGCAATGTCTTGCATGTGGCGCTGTTGATTGAGCTGCATGTCCTGCGCCGTCTTCATCTCCTCACGGCGATTGTCGTGATGAGACAGCATCTGCTCATGCGTCTGTTGCTCACGCTGCAACTGCGCATCGTGCTGATGAATGACCATCTCACGCTGCAATTTAAGCTTTTCAATCGCCAAATCAGCGTTCCGGTCAGCAGCATGGTTCTGAGCATCCAAATGCGTCGTCGCCGCCTTGATGGCCGCGTCCTGCTGCCGAAGCTGCATGTCCTGCTCAGACGTCTTGGCTTTAATCTGAACCTCAGCCAGTTTGGCCTCTGCCGCCTTGTCAGCAGCCTGCGCCTTCAACATCATGCTCGGGTCGCCCTGCATCGGAGGCGGCGCAACCTTCGTAAACAGACTGTCAATGTCGCTAATCCCAGCCATCTGCATAACACGGCGGTCAATCGCCATCATGTCATACATGGTCGGGTTGGTCATCGCCAGCTCTCTAACCGCAATGGCCTTCTGCACCCTTACCGTCTGGCTGGCCGTGTTCGGGTCAGACGCTGGCACCAAGTCATTATTGGCCAGCGCCGCAGACACCTCCTGGCTCGCCAGAGACGGGTCACGGTTGCCCCTGATGAGAACCTCCGGGTCTTCCTTGAACAGGTCCCGAAGAAGCTTCAGCTCTTTCTGTTGAGCCTGATGCATCCTCTTGTGAACAGCGCCAAGTATCTTCTCGGCCTGTTCAATCAGAGCTAACGTCGTTCCTACCGGAGCCGCCTGCCGCCCCTCGCCAACAGCCGTATCGGCCGTTCCTCCAACGCGCTGCGCTGTATTTGATATGTCCTGTATAAGACCAAGAAAACCAGAAGTGACGTCACGATAAGGAAGCGGAGCAACAACATCTTGTATCCTCCCACCATTCAAGTCGACGGGTGCAAGCTGCCCCGGAGCCACACGGATATTCGTCGTCTGTTGCCTGCCAGTCTCCCGGCCAATCAGTCCACCTGGGAAGTTCGCTAACATCCCGTTGTCTAAGGCAATGCGCCACGCAGCAGTAAGAGCCCGAGAAGAGTTACCAAGGATATGAAGCAGACCCAGATTAACACCTTCAAAAGCCGGCACAAACACATATTCGACGAACACCTCTTTGCGCAGACAGGTCTCGTCATCTTCATCCCACCAGCGGCGTATCTCTAGAACTTCCTTGCTATCCTTTTCTATCGTCACCCGGTAAGGCAACGGAAGGCCAGTTTCCTTGCCCTTCTCCTTGTGCTCATAGCCGGGCAGGTCAAGCTCGCAATAGCACTCATAAACAATGCAATCCCGCTCTTCAGGATACAGCGTGCTCTTGGTCTCAACGCCGCTAATGTTGCTGAGCTTCTCGTCAACAACCCGGCTATCGGCAAGGCTGGGATAGGTCAAATCAACATCACGCCACGCGCCGGCAACCATCATGCGCTTGACATGCGACTGAGACAGAACAGACCGATGCGTCACCCGAGGGTTGTTCTCAATGCTCACCGCGCCACGAGACAGAATGATGTCCTTGCGGTCTATCATCTGGCTAACAGGGCGCCTTCTAATCGGGCACCAGTAAACCTTCTTATACGCCTCGCCGCCAAAGCCTAGCGAGAAGAACATCCTATCCGTGTCGGGGTAATACTCAGTCGCCGTGACAGTCAGATAATGATTAAAATCCTTGGCCAGCTTATTGGCCTGGTCTTCTTCCCGCTGTGTATCATCAGAATCGTCACGGACTTTGACCGGCCCATCTGCAGGTAGCATCTCTCCACGCGCATTCGCCTGGAAGCGCAGGACGGCTTCCAGAAGCAAAGGGTGGCGTACCACTGACATACCTTCTTCGTTGGGCTCCGGCCGCGGCTCCTCCAGCTTGATGCCCAATATGTCCAATCCACGCGAAATATCCTCTAGCCTACGGGACTGGTCCTGCTCATCCGTGTCAATTTTCTTAAGCAAATCATCCGCTATATTGCCCAACGCCCCATCATCGAGGTGTTCAGCCAAATTAGCTTCATGGTCAGACGCATCCTCAGACGGGCCGCTCAGCGCCTTGCCAATCGTGATGATGACGCCACCATCTGGCAACTCAACGCGCAACGCCTGGTCTTCAGGCGCAATCGTCGCATCATCCGGTATGTCAACGATGGCGTCGCCCAGCGAGGGGCGCTCATCCTCCGGATGCTGTCTAAGATACGGAGGCGGTCTATCCATTACGCTGCTGTCCCCGGAACAATCCAATAGCTGCCATTGTGCTGCATCACAGCTATCTGGCCCGTGTCGAAGTTAAAGCACAAGACGATGCCGCTAATGGAGTGTTTCATGCCGGCGCTCCTGCATCGCATCATCAGTCATGGACATCGTTACCTGATGGTTCAAAAAGCCCTCAATGTCATCAACACGCTGCTCAAGCGTCGGGCCGTCGTCAATCTCCATCGCCTCCAGGTGCTTCTTCGCTCTGGTCAGGGCTAGCCTCCTGCGGGATGCACTGTGCTTTTGCATTGACAACCTCCCCAAACCGCCCAGTAGCCTGACCAGACACAACAAGCGTCGCCGGCTTGTCCGTCAGCAAATTGCCGGTTTCAGCAACCATCTCTATATGCTTGCCCATATTCATTAGCTCCAACTTACGCAAAGCCTTCATATGCGCCAATTGCTGCGCCTGTAGCAGCCGGAACATGCTGTCGCGCTCGGTTATGGCTTCACATCCTTAACGACATCCGCATAGACCGGCGCGTTCTTCAGGTCCTTTGTCGCTGCGTTGTAAAGCGCCTCACGCTGCTGCGGATAGGCAAGCCCCAGCAAGCCAATCAGCTTCTCAGCCTGCAAATGCGTCAGACGAATGCGCTTGTCATCCTGATACAGGTCAATGCCATCCTCATACGGCACAAACCGAATGACGGGGATGCTCTTGAAAGCGCCGAGCGGGTCTTCGCCGATTTGTGCTTCGTCAATCATGTTTCGTAAAGAGCCTTTGGAGATGACGTATGCATGGCTGCTTCGACAAATGCCGCCCTCACCTCGGTCTTGCGTTGGAGCAGACCAGCATCGCGAAGGTATTTGATGGCCTGCGTCACAGTGTCGACCTGGTCATCATGCGGCGCCTTTGGGAAGAGCTCGCATTCGGTTATGACTTCCTCTGACCATTTGCGGTCTGGCGCGTATATCTGCCCCTCGGCGAATGACGGCGCAACAGCATGCGCTCTCGCTACCTTGTCAATCCGGCCGGGGTCCACAAGCCTCACACCAAACCCATCAAACCGATGCAGCCTCTTCATCTCCTGCCCGACGCTAATGCCGCTGGCCTTGTTCTCGACGAGGAGCAGGTCAACCTTGTATCTCTTGCACGAGTAAGCAACCCACTGTATCAGGCCCCAGCGGTCGCTTGTCCTGAGCTTCCATTCCCGCTCGCTCTCACTGTCCTTGCGCTCGATGTCCGAGCCGTGCAAGGGCAGGCGCTTCTTCCAAGCGTCCATCAGCATCGCATTCGGGTTTTCGTTGTCGTCCTGGAATACGCCCCAGATGGACAAGGCCGAATAGTCGTTCTCTTCCTTCTCGCCGAATGCCGTGTCCAGACTGCCAACGATATAGCTCATCGCCGGATAGTTCGGGAATACCGCGCCATACTCGGCTGCGCATTCCTCATCATACAGCTGCCACCACTCGCGACGCAGGATTGACCCACCTGCCGGCGTTGGTCTTTGCTGGAGCTGTCCAGAAGCGCCATAGGGACCGAGGGCCCGCTCAAGGGTTGAGACCTCCTCGTCGCCGAACCGCTCAGGGCAGAGCAGCTCGCCTTCATATGTGCGCGGGTCTTCCCAGCCTAGGACAGTGTAGCATTTGCGGTCTGCTTCGAAGCGCATGGGCAGCATGAGATGCACCCAATCGTCGCCGCGGTCGAGGAGATGTCCTGTAAGGTCATCCGAATGAAAGCGCTGTTGCACAACCACGTAAGCGCCGGTCTTGGGGTCGTTGAGGCGGGTCGACATGGCGCTGTCCCACCAATCGTTCACGCCTGTGCGGATAACCTCAGACTCGGCCTCCATAGCGTTGTTCGGGTCGTCTAGGATAATAAGGTTTGCGCCTTCGCCAGTTAGAGCGCCGCCAACTGATGTAGCGATGCGATATCCACCTGCTGTCGTATCGAAGCGTTGTTTCTGCGCCTGGTCAGATGTGAGAGCTACGTGAGGCCAGCGAGCTTGAAACCATGGTGATGTGATGAGGCGTCTAGTCTTGACTGAGTCGCGTATGGAGAGGCTGTTTGCGTAGGATGCGGATAGGATTTGTGTTTGCGGTCCAGAGATAGGACCTGCCATTGACTGCGCCCATATCCAGGCGCTGAAGCCGACAGAGACGATGCTGCTCTTTGAGGTTCGGGGCGGGATATTGATAATCAGCCGGCGGATGTCTCCATTCGCTACGGCCTCGAGGTGCTCACAGACGGCATCGACATGCCATGAGTGATGATACGCATTTGGGTCGATGTATTTCCAGCCCTGGCGGATGAACTCGCTTAGGCTGGCCTCACACGCTTCCTTGCTCTCAAGTATCTCTATCTGGTCCATCAAAGGACGCAGCGTTTGGAGCTGGTTCGGCGACAAGCTCGATAATTTTTGAAGCCAGTAGCTCTTTGAGCTCATCTACGGAGCGCCCGTCATAGTGATTGATATTGGCCTCTATTGTCTGAGCTGCTTTTCCCCAGCCTCTGTCCAACATCACAGAGGCAGCCGACACTCTGGCGCTGGGCGGAGCAGATTGGTCTGTCATGACCTCGGCGAGCGTTTCGATGGCTTGCGGCGTATAAGCCCGAGCTAGGTCACGAACATCCCAGCCCTCGCCATGATAGGCGATTGATTTGCCAGTCCCAGGCGCTCGGCCTTTTGGGTTTCCTGATTGTCCGGGTTTGAAGGTCACTTGCTTCTTGCCAATCTTAACCTTGTCCTTCGCCATTCATAACTGCTTGTTATGTCTAGCTCAGTGCATTTTATCCGCATAATGCGTGATTTTTCTCTTGCACAACTCCACATAATGCGTATGATGGCTACATAGACAAACGGGAGCAAGCAAATGACTTATCACTTCAGCAGCAACACAGTGAAGCTCAACAAGGGCCACGCCATTAGCAAGCATCAGTCGGCTATCGAATATGCCCGTAAGCTTTTGAAGGTCGAGGGCAAAGAGCCCGTCTACTATGACTGGCACAAGCGGACGATTGAACTGAACCGCAAAGCTATCGAAGAAATCTTGGCCCAGCCAGACACCATGTGGAACTAAGGGACGGGGCTCCTGCCCCTTCCTAACCCCTCACCCTAACAAACGCGCGCTTGCGCCACACATAATCTACCGGCGCAGGCTTCTTCGGCTTAGGCTCTCCGCGTCTATCTGGGGGTCTTGAGCAGAACATAGCAAAGTTTCCGCTTCCGACAACGACATGGGCATCATAGTCAGGTGAGGCCCAGAGGGCTGTGTGGCTCGGGAGCTTCATGGCGTGTATGTCGCAATGACCATAACAATGAGCACCAGCGTGGCCGTGATGATGAGCCAGTCAATGCAGTGTTTGCCAGGGTCGCCTACGTCCATAGAAGGAGCCACCAATGACTGAAGACGATATCCCACCTCCTGACAAGCCAGACCCAATCGCCCTCTACATGGCCATATATCAGGTTAGCTTCCCAGAGGCTGTTAGCAGGCTGATGCAACATGCGCTCGACGGGACAGATTGGCGTGAGGTAATAAGCGCCAAGATTATCCCGTTTCCAACCAAACCGCAAAATAAGTAAAAACCCCTAGCATTTTTCTCTTGCACGACTACGCATTATGTGGGATAACCACATTGTCAGAAGCAAACAGGAGCAACCGACATGTTCATCTACTTCATCGACACAGACGACAAAGAGCTGAACTGGTTTGTCGCAGCGCCTAGCCCAGAACGGGCAATCGAGATTTGGCGTAACATCCCCTATATCCACGGATGCAGCCCAGACGCCAGCATAGAAGTAGAAGCATACCGTATCCCCGCCATTCCATTGGATGGCGTTGAAGAGGGACCGCTTGAATGGTCAAGCAAGTCGCCCCTCGGGATTGTCAGAAGCTTGACCGAAACTGCTATAGCCTAACCAAACAGGAGACTATCATGACCAAGCTTATCATCGCCGCCATTATCGCCGCCGCCACCTCAGCCGCTTATGTGGCGCCGGCGCAAGCCATTACCTGCCGCACAACCTGCTACAACGGCCAGGCGTGCTCCACCACCTGCAACTGAGCACCAACGGGAGGGGCGCAAGCCCCTCTCTTACCAAACGGGAGCTAAACCATGAAATCCATCGCAGTCACAGCCGTAAACGCCGCAACCCTGCTGATAGCCCTCATCGGCGCAGCATCAGCCCAGCCCTATGGGTATGGACGCGGGTATGGATATCCACCGCCCCCTCCGCAACCAGTCTATGTCACGCCGTATCAGGCGCCTATCGTCAGGCCAATCCCGATGCCAAATCCATATGGAGAAGTTAGAGATGATTTGCCGTATTCAGGAAAGCCTAATTGCTCACTCCCATACGGCTGCTAATCGAGAGGGGCTAAGGCCCCTCTTTTCCTTGCTACGCCAAACGGGTGAAATTGCTCCTCAGCCGCCTTTCGAGCAGCGATAGCCTCATCAAGAGTTTTAAACTTCCTGCGAAAGACGTCTTTCCCGCCTACCGCAAGATGAGCAACGAACCGATTCAAACTCTTGCTAAAATATACCCCAGTAACCCCTGTTTTGCTGTTTTTCATCAGCGTCTTATGATGTTGCTGCTCTGAATACGTCGCGTCTTCAAGATTGGCTATTCGATTGTCGTCGTGGCTGTGATTGCCGTGGTCAATCGTGCTGCTGGGCCATTCCCCATAATAATGCAGCCACGCTAGCCTATGCGCTTGATAATAAACATCATTAATTGAAATTAGCCGATAACCTTCGACGTTTAACGTCCCTGCCTTTTTCCCAGCATAGACCGTGTTCCATCCCTTGCGGACGTTGTCACGCTCTTTCCAGAAAAAATCGCCAGTCGCAGGGTTGTAATCCAGAATTGACCGAACGTAGTCCGCCGTTATATCGTTCCTGTAACGCATAGCCTATCTCCGTTAGGTTGTGTGCCAGAGCCTATCAAGCGTCTCACCGCTTGTTAGGCTCGATTTTTATGGAACGACCTGCCGCAGGCACCGACTCCGCGACAGGTCAACTCGGCGTAATCTCGGACTTTCCCCAAGTTCGTCTGACGAACATCAGACGCCTGCTTAAATTACCGTGACCGTGAACGCTGTCAAGCCTTACACGTCACCAGTAGGAGGCGTCGTAGGCGTATCGGTCGAAGGAGCCAAAGGGACCGGCACAACCTCGGTGTTGGCCAGGATAGCAGCGCCCAAAGCATCCGCGCTGGCCTTCAACTGGTCAGACAAAGCCTGCAGTTCAGCCGGCGTGGCGCCCGACGAGGCAAGCTCAGCAATCTTAGCAGCCAAGCCATTAATCATCTCAATCGCCGAAGCCTCAGCGTCGGTGTTGGCCTGGACCTGGGCCTTCAGGGCGTCAAGCTCAATCATAACTGTAGACTCCAGTTGCGCTAGGCGTTTGCTGATTTGGGAAACGCTATTCCCCAGTCGGTTTAGATAATCCCACCAATCGAACATTTATTCGCTCCGGCGGGGTGAAAAACAGGTTTATCTAGGTTGACACGTCCACATTATGCGGTATGCTCAGACCGTCAACAACAGGAGCAACCGATGACCATTTCCAATCTCGCCAAGCTAGCCGACGATTATGCCCGCGCCAAGGCCATGGCAGACGAAGTCGCCAAACATCTCGACAGTCTCAAGCGCGAGATACTCGCAACCGGCCTCGACGAAATCAAAGGCGAGAACTTCGCCGTGAAGGTCTCAAAGTTCGAGCAGTCCCGTTTGGACACGAAGGCCATCCGAGCCATCCTGTCCGAGCAGCAAATCGAAGCTTACAGCGTCACCAGCGAAATCACCAAGCTGACAGTCAAGGCTTCGCTGAACATCTAAGGATAGGAGACAGCCATGAAAGACACAATCAACCGCCTCGTCGAAGCTAAGCAAAACCTCGTCGACGCCTTCTTGGCTTGGCGGGACTTTGAGGGTCTTCCCCAGAAGCTCCCAAGCCAGCTTCTCTATGACCACGCTCAGGAGCTCTCCCCCATACAGCGCAACGCCATCCTCAGATGGGCCGAGGCCGTCGAGGCCGTCAAGACTGTCGAGGCGGCGCTATGAAGGGAGCCGAACTGAAAGAGGCCCGGAAAAAACTGGGCCTCACGCAATGGGAGTTCGCATGGCTGCTCGGCGGATATGACGCCAAGAGCATCAGCAGGCTTGAGTATGAGGAAAACTTTCACTGCGGAAAGGCTCTAGGAATTCTCGTTGAACTCGTCATCAATGTTCCTGAAGCTCTAAAATATCTTCAAAAAACCAGGATGACAATTCAAGCGCCTAAAAAGCAAAAAACCGAATGAAAACAAAGCCCCGCGATGCCAACAGGAGCGCAAGCATCGCGGGGCTCTCGTAGGAACAAAATACGTGAGCCTACGGATAAACTGGACCATATAGCAACCAAAGCAACCAGTCAAGGGCGAAAAAATTCGCCGTGCAGTTCTTTTGCGACCCGACAATAGTCGGCATATGCCTCCTCTGCCGTTAAATGATACGCCCTGTATGCCTGCTTCCCATTGGCATAAACAGTAGTTGAGTATCTTTTATCGCGCTTATCCCAAGAAACGCCCTTATATCCAGACGTATTATTCCTTTGCTTTGGCCTGTTGCAAAGGTTCATACCACGCAAAAGCCTAAGATTTTCTATTCTATTATCTGAGGTAACCATATTTATATGGTCTATATCATCTTTAGGAATGTCGCCGTAATAATGGAGCCACGCAAGTCTATGTGCTCTCCATAAGGTTGGCTTTAACATGATAACAATATATCCCAACCTTCCTATGCTTCCAGCTTGTTTTCCGGCGAATTTCCCATTCCAAAGCTTACAGTTAAGCTCTGGCACTTCGCTGTCAAACATGTCTGGCGTTCTCGGCTTCCAGGTAAATAGCCCCGTCTCAGGGTCATAATCCAAAAGCTTGCGAACAGTCTCAGCCGTGATATTGTCTATATAACGCATGGTCTGCCACCTTCAGATTATGCTAGGAGCCGCTTGGCGTCTCAAGCGCCAGCGGCTCCGCTAATTTACCTTGTTCCTCATCTTGTTTCAATCTCCGCCTCACGTATCAGCACCCTGTCCCTATTAAGACAGTCGCTTATCTTTTGCAGGCCGTCGGCCTTTTTCCTTCGATACGTGGTCATTGACCATTTACGCTTCCGAAACTCTATTTGGAGAGGCCGCCTGGCTGCTGTAAGGGTTGCCCAAGCCAATATCACCCTAGCTGCTCCATCATCATTCCGAAGGTATTTTGGAATCCAAGCCGCAGCTTCTTCCGCGCGGCTAAGGGCAGCAGCATCATATTGGGGGCGTATGTTTGACCAAGAAATCCAAAGCTCCTTACGAGCATCGTCTCCTCTTCCAATTAAATCCTCCCAAGTCGCCACATATGTGGGCCAGCCTGAGCCGAACCCGGTTTTTGGGCGCCCATAAGTGGTGTTTGCAATGACTTTCATTGATTCCACTAGCCTGGCGGACACGATAGGAGGAGACCAAACCTGCGGGGCGTCTGCTTCCAGCCATCCTAGGAACTCGTGGTATATAGCCAAGCTCATGCTAATCGCTCCTGTTAGCCTAAGAATATAATAAAGTCATCGCAGCATTACTTCAAACATCTACGTCGTCTATCGCCCGCCCGTTAGCGTCAACAACAGCAATCCGCACACCAAGCGCCTGGGCGAGGATGTGAAGATTGGAAAGCTTTGGGGTGTTCTTGCCGCGTTCCCACCGCTGTACAGCCGAGACAGCATAGCCTGCATGGTCAGCAAAATCAGCCTGCGAAAGTTTTTTCTTAAACCTCATCTTGCGCAGGACATGCAAGACAGGGTCAATCTCGCTCAGAGGTTCCCGGTATTCCTGCACGCCAAATGGGCGGCCACGTTTAGGCATTGTCTAGGTCCTTCTTCTCGACCGCCTCCATGAGGGTGCGGAGAGCGCGAAAATCCTTAATTTGCATCAAGACGCGGCACATATCGTCGCTCTGCCGGATGTCATCGGTTGAACGGAACGTTTGCGGCTCTTTATCAAACAACGTCCTGCACGCCTCCACAATCTCATCTCGGGAGCGCACAGCGGCGGCCTGCATGTTCTGGGCGACATGACGCTCAACACGTAGTTCCCTGCATTCGGCGCGGGCCTCTTCTGCAAGTCTCTCGGCTGCCTCGGCGCGGGCTTCATGCACGTTGGCCAGTGTCGCACATTGTTTGGCGTAATGACGCGCCTCATCCCGCTCCTTCTGCGCCTCGGCTAGCTGGGCTTGGAGTTGTTCGATGACATCGGCGGCTTCTGGGCCAACCTCGCCCGCGTTAGGCCCACCAAGACGCAACCTCGCAATCAGTTCGTCCTCTATGCGCAGATGCTCGCGAGCCTCGGATAGCTGGGCTTGGAGTGTTTCAGCTCTTGCGCATTGCCGTTCGCATTCATCCTCCTCTATGCGCAGATGTTCGCGTAACTCGGCTAGCTGGGCGTGGAGTTTTAGCTCACGTTCTGCCCCCATGTCATACGCCTCGGCTAGCTGGGCTTGGAGTTGCTCAATGGCGTCGGCAATAATTGGTCGCGCTTTGGCAAACGAAGTCCCATACAGAAAACCTGAACGCAATTTCGCGACCAGTTCGTCATGCTGCCCCATCATCCCTGCTCCTGTGTCTCGTTGAGGGCGGCGCGGGCTTCCACAAAAATTATGTCATTGCGACAATCTGGAATAACTTCTCGCTCAACCATAAAATCGAACTCAAGAAGCATCCGCCGCAGCGCCGCTTTCAGTTTCTCGTTTTCTGCAACAAGCCCCTCCGCTCGTTCCTGCAACATTCGGCGCGTTGTTTTGTGCGACTCTATCTCAGCTTGCATCCTCCCCTCACGCGTCTCTTGGACGGCGGCCCATGGCGATGTGGATAATATGTCGGTCATGGCTTCCCCTTTGCGAGTTCGGCGCGGGCGAATTCCTCAATGCAAAGCCCGCAATCTTCATACATAAACATCTCATGAATGCAGCGGTCATTTTTGCTTGGCTGCCAGTCCTTGCGGTAGTGGAAAGAGACCGGCCTTGGAACGTCGCCGTCTGCAATCGCATTCAGCGCCTTCTCAAGCTCCGCTATCCTGCGATACAGCCTTTCCTCGCGCGTCTCCTGGACAGCGGCCCATGGCGATGGGGATAGCCATTCGGCGGGAAAAATAGCTTGTCTCTGTTCACTCATGACACGCGCCTTTCTGCATTAACCTTAGAAATATTCTTCCGGTTTTGGTCTGCCTTCAAACATCCGCATGACAGTCGCCGGCCCTCCCTCATCGCACAGCCATATGCGACAACTTCCTTTCCACATGAACATTTGCACCGCCAGAACTGGCCAGCAGGATAGCCGGTCGCTGGACGAGGAGCCTTCTCAATCACTGTCAGGCGCCCAAACGTCAGACCTGTCATGTCAAAAATCTTAGCCATCAATCTCGTCTCCAGAGCCATGATGGAAACCGACCACCAGAAAGCACGCGATGCATGTTGCGTTGTAGTGGCGTGTAGACCTTAGATGATTTGCCATAAACGCTTTGCGGGAGCCAGTCGCGCTTTTGGCGCGGCTGCGTTTCGATGTCGCGCTTCTCGACCTTCAACCAGGGCGACTTTTCTCGGAAATGTTTGCTCATGCGTTCATGCTTTCAATGATGGCACGGCCAATCATTTCCGGGATTTGCGGGACGACGGCGTTCCCGAGACTTCTAAGTCTGTCCACCCTGCTGGGAACCCCATGAGCCACTCGACCCACGGCGGGTTCAATTGCCCACTGGTGTTGGATTCCGAAGCTATTATGTCTTCCAATCTGCAATATTTTGGTGATCTCCCAGGTTTCCCGTAGGCCATCGCTTGCGTCGCGCGAGGCGTAGGCCACAATTTTACTGCGAGTGACAATGGGGTTCCACCCTGCGCATATTTCTGGCTCCGCGAGCTCGCATCCGTCGTTGGCGTAGGCCACAACCCAGAGTCTGTCGCGTCTGTGAGGCGCACCAACGGCGGAAGCCGGTATGCAATGCCATTCCGCATCATACCCGAGCGCGGCCAAGCCTCCGAGAACGTCTCCAATCCCCCGTCCAAGCAATGCTGCGACGTTCTCCACGATGACGAATCTGGGTCGTAATTCGCCAATAAGTCTGGCGTATTCGAACCATAGACCGCTGCGCTCTCCAGCAAGACCTGCGCCTTTTCCGGCAACGCTGATATCCTGGCAGGGGAACCCTCCGCAGATGGCGTCAACTCCAATTCCATCTGCGGCGAGGCGTTCTGCGCTAAGCGTTCTGATGTCATCGTATTGCGGAACCTCTGGCCAGTGCTTTGACAAGACGCGGCGACAAAATGGGTCAATCTCACAGAAAGCGACTGTCTCAAAGCCGCCGCTTCTCTCTAGCCCAAGAGAGAATCCGCCAATTCCTGAGAACAAGTCGAGCAATTGAAGCTTCTTTTCCATCGCCCTATTCCACAATCGGCCGTTCAAGCCATGCCACCTTGGCGAGCGATATCCGGGTAACAGACTGGCCGTTCTCAGCCAGCGCCAACTTCGTCACGCAAGGAACTGACGGCTCAAACGGCTGATTGTCCTGTCCTAGACGCGGCCGAAGCTGATTGATTGCCCTGCGGATTTTCTGCCAGTGCTTCTCTTCGTAGACTGCAAAGATTTCACGGTCTGATTTGCCATCCGCAATCATCTCAGCGACATGACGGAAGATTGTTACCTGCTCTTTTCTCATATGCGCGCCCCGCCTGTCTCTGCCTTCTTGCGCTCTGCAATCCAAGCCTTCTGACTTTCCTTGACGAACTTTCTTACTGCATCATCAGGGTAAGACGCAAATTTATCAAGTGCTCTTGGCCATACGCCGAACTTTTCTCTGTATTTATTAGCAGCCCAGCCCGGCAAGTATCCCTTCTCTTGTGCAATCCAAAGAAGAGAGGAATACCAAACCTGCTTCATGTCCCGCGTGACCTTCTCGCCTGGGGCGCCGGTCGCCATGTTATACTCAACCAGCTCACCATCTGCCGAGATGATTCCGCTGGCCCGCTTGCGTTCAAACCCACAGCTTGGGCATATATGGTCTTTCGGGCTAAGTAGATATGAGCAGGAAGGGCATGGCTTGGGGAGACGCTCTTTCTGCTCTTCGCGCTTGGCCTTTTCCTTCTTCCCGTCCAAGAAGTCTTCTATGTCTTGCTCGTCCGGAAAGCCTAAACGTAGCGCTGTTCCAGAGTGGTCGAGGATTATCGCCTCGGTCTTGCCGGGATATGTGCGAAGGGCACGACCGAGCTGCTGGATGTAGAGCATCCGGCTCCACGTTGGTCGAGCCAAAATCACGCACCCCAAAAACGGGGCGTCGAGACCAGCCGAAAAGCAGTTTACATTTGCGATGACTTTTAGCTCTCCGGTCCTCAGCTTCTCGACTAGCTCTTCTCTCTCGCTAACCTCAGTGTTTGCATCCACATAGCCTGCTGGGATTTTCGCAGCGTTGAATTGCTCGCATAGGCTCTGAGCGTGCGCACGGTCAATGCAAAAACATAACGCTGGCTGCCAATTCCCCTTCTCAAGATAGGTCTTCACAACGTCGGCAATCAGTTGTGGGGCGACCTTTTCCGATAGGTCCTTCTCAGAGAAATCGCCCGCCATCATCTTCACCCCTGTCATGTCAGGAGAACTTGGCGCAAACAGCCGATAAGGTGACAGATAACCCTGCCTAATTAGATTTGACATCGTTTCGACGGGAATTAGCTCGTCCCAGCCGTCTTTCCTCATGTCAACTCTGAACGGACTTGCAGACAAACCGATATGCACTGCGTTCGGCGCATGCTCCATCCAGCGGCGATAAAGGATGCTTCCGCAATGGCATTCATCCCATATAACAATATCAACGTCCGGAAGGTCTTTCCTCCGAACAAGCGTGTCACGGCTGCAAATTTGGATGTCTTTCGACATGTCATACAAGATGCTGTCAGCCTGGATAAGGCTCATATTCATTTCATCCAAACCAGCATCACGAAAATGCTTCCATGTTTGGTTGAGTATCGAAATGAAAGGCGCCACGAAGGCAACCCGCTTTCCCTTTTTCCTCGCCAGCAAGAATATTTCGGCTGCAATGCGTGTCTTTCCTGCCCCAGTCGCGATGTAAATTACAGGCTTCTTTTTCTGAGCAACGGCAGCACGAGTGCGCTCTAGGGCGCGTTCCTGATAATCGCGGAGAGGCATCATTGGACTTGCTCGCTGTTTTTTGCTTTTGCAATCGCTTCAGCTTCATCCTTCCGGAAGACGCTGCCAAGGTCCTGAACGGTAGACCAATAGCCGCGTTCATGGCCTAACATCTTCCAATATTCCTTGCCGTCTCGAACAACGAGGAAAAGCCCTTCGCGTGATGATTTGGCAACTTCAATCATTTGTCATGCTCCACATTCTGATTTGATTTTCTCGAACCATCCGCGCTGTTTAGCGCTGAGCATGTATTTTCCATCCGCAGCTTTGTTCAGCAAATCGTTTATAAATAACCTCTCATTCGGAGCCAATCGACCACCATCAAGAAGTCTTTTGGCCGTCGGCGTCCAGTTCACGTCGTCTCCAAATTTCAATATTTTCGGCTCGGATTTGCTCTTCGGATCGCTTTCGTCCTCCGTCCCAAACCCGAGCAAAAACCATGCATCTTTTATCTGTATTTTCCCGTCCCGATATTGTTCTAGGATTGCACTGAAATCTTTGAACGTCAGATTGTCGTTCCATTCCATCACTTTCTCCTGTTTTTCGGTATGATTTCGACAACTTCTCCAGTCAATGGGTCGATGCGTCTAACATCAGACGCCGCTCCCATCTTTCCGTGTTTCTTTCGTTCGTAATTCACTCTCGCAATGCTTCGGATTGTTCCACCGTCTTTTCTGTTTCTTCCGTTGAACATCCAAGACTGAAGCATCTTGTCCTGTTTCTTCGACACCAGAAGCCTATCGGGTGAGAGGGAAGAGGGAGGAAGGCGCAACTCGCCCATCCTGGGGGAGATATGGCAAAGCTGACGTTAATCAGCCTTGCCTTTTCTATCGGTATGAGCCGGTTGTCGGTCGTCATACGCACTCGTTCACCTCTTAGATGGTTTGGGGCCATCGCGCCGGGGTCGTCCGGGGGCGGCGCATTAAAGGGTTCTCTACTAACGACGGCGGCCTCGTCACGCCAAACGAGAAACGTGACAAGACGTGCTGGTCCTTTTCAGCCAGCGTCCTGTGCGGCAGGGCGCAAGTGTCCTGCATCACTTTTCCGCCGCTCGTCCCCTTGGTTTGTGTGACCCAAGTTCGGCCCCTGTCGGGCGTTGTAGCGGCGGGGAGACTTCCACCATGTCGCTGGGGCGCCATTATATGGGCTTTACCCGAGGCATCCGGTCAAGCTCTCGCTATCGCCTGCCTCTAACGACACTGCCGAGGCGTCTACAAGACCCCCTCCTTCTCAAGCTGGTTCCGCAGGCGTGCGGCGTCCCGCATGAAGTCGAAACAGAGTTCGACGTCACGCTTAAGGCTTGAAATGTCGTTGATATTCAGGTGGATGCGGGCGCATTCAGCGTGCTGAGACCCGATATGGAGTGACGCGACGAGCTGCCGGAGAAGCATCTCGGTCTCCGCCCTTGTAAGAGGGGGGTTGTCATTCACGGACTTTTTAGTTAAAGTCTGAGCCGTCACGGATAATCCTAGTCAGTATCTGTGGCATCGCTGCCGATAATCGCATCTTATCTGGTAGCCAGAGAGCTTTCGCTCTCCAAACCGCTCGTCAGGTCGCTCTGGCGGGCGGTTCGTCTATGTAGATTGCCTCAAGACAAGCAGGCAGGCAAGCCTAGTTTGGGACATTTTTTCGCCTCGTCAATGGGCAGAAACCTCTAGGGATTTTCCACAGGTTTTTACCTGAACAATATCATATGCTTAGTTTCAGTATGAGTAGGAATACGTAGGCGAAGAAATATTTAGTCCGCCAAACTGTGCGGGATTTGGCGGACTAAAATTAGCGCTAAAAGAAATACGCCGCCGCTCCGCGTATTTCCGCGTATTTGCGTATTTCCCGAAACCCCTCCCTTTTTCAGGAGGTTTTGGGATAAGCTAAGCCTCTACCTTGTAGACCTTCTTGACCGGCTCGCCGATGGAACCGACCAGGCAGGGCCGTACATTGGTGATTTTGCCATCTGGGAGATGCCGGATATGTCCACGCCGCCAGTGCATACGGGGGGAGGCATGGTTGCCGACCTCGTTGCCTGAGACATAGCGAAGCTGCTTGCCAACCCGGATGCGGATTTCGTTGTTTTCCTTGATTGGGTATTTGCCGGCGGCGACGCGATGCTTGTTGAGCCTGTCAGGGGCTGGCGTGCGGATTGTTTCTACACCTTGGGCGTTCAAAAGAGACGTAAGGCTAAGAACCCCTGTCGTCATAGCGTCGAAAAAGTATTTCATAGCTTTTTCTTCGTCCCATACCTCAGGTCCAAACTCATAGCGAGGATTTAGAAAATGCGTATGGTCGTCCGAACTTATTTTACCGTTATTTTCAAATGATTCGGACCCTACGTAAGCAATAAAATCCTTGTCCTGCTCTACAAACCCATGAGATACAATTACTTTGTCCTCCGCAATAGAAACAATTACATTGTAAATGTAGTCAACGAATGAAAACTCATAATAGCAAATCGGAAATGGCAATTGGAATAGATTGTTTCGTATAAGTTCTATCGAATAAAAATACAAATCAAGCGTCTCTTCTTTGGATATATTATCCATTTTACCAAAGGAAAACTCTGTGATAAACGGATATAATTCTATAAGTCGTTTAACATCATTATATGTTTCGTGTTCCGGCAAGCCTTTGATGATATCGAACAGCTTGTGCGCTCTCATGCTTGGCTCCTGTTACCTAGTCCTGCACCGTATGCGGGCATACTCATCTTGAGCCAGACCATTACCGCCCGCGGTCCCCGCAATCGCCCCAACGCCGCACATGGCGTCAACCCGGACTGATATGACCGCTCTGGCTGTCTTCTCAGTGCAGCTGTGCCGCTCTAGGGCGCCGGAACAGATTAGGACAACCACGAGCGTTTCCATTCAGGTGGCGCTTTCCTTTTCCAGCCAGTCCCGCAATATCCCGAACAAATCTTCAGCTTGGCGCTTGGTAAGCGAGACAGGTTTTTTCTTGCTCTGCCACAGGACAACGTTGGTCGGATACATATCGACCATGATTTCAGGGCAGCACAGGACATCCTCGTCGATAGGGTCCTGCTGAATGAAAACTTGGGTGGGGAGGAAGTCGGTCATTTCTGCCTTCTCAATTCGTGGAGTTGGTCGATAAGCTCTGCCGAAATGGCTTGGATTTCCCTGTCTTTCCGCTGCTTGTCGAGATAGAGCGTTGCGCCAAAAGCGATATAAACGACCATCATTATAATGAAACGGTCCATTATTGCTCTCCTTTGCTTGCCTTCCAAGTGAGAACCCAGTCAAAACAGCCACGGCACAGCCACATCTCCTGGCCTTTCTTGTTGAGCATCGCCAACTCTGCAAGCTCCTTCCGGCTCTTGTCGCAGACACGCTTTAGTTCGCACCAGCGGTCGGTTGTTTCGTAGACGCGTTTATCAAATCCCCAGCGTCTTTTGGTCTCGCTCATAATCGCCGTCTCGCTCAAGTTTCTTTCTGCAAATGCCAGTCCAGCATAATGTCGGTTCGTCTATTGTGGCTGTTACAAACCATATTAACCAGCAATAGCTTGTTGCTGTCGAGCCCTTCTCAAGCAGCCGTCCCTTGTGCATTGGGACCCGCTCCGTGAACTGCAAAATGTATGTCGGAGGATGTGGTTCGAAGAGCCGAACATAACGCCCCCCGCCTTCCAGGAAGGATGTGCGGACAAGAAGCGCGCAGCCCTCATTTGCCTCCTGGATTGCTTTGAGAGCAAATTTCTCGGCGAGATTGAACGGCGGGTTGGTGATAATCCAGTCAACAAGACCGCTGAATTCAGTGGTTTTAAGATAATCCATAACTTTAGCGTAGCCATAATTGTCAACGTCAGAGGAGTAGACGGTCTTGAAATATTCCCCCAAAACGCGGGACATATGGCCTTTCCCGCATGCCGGTTCCCAGACTTCGCTCTGCCCGAGGTCAGTTGCGCATTGACCAAGAAACTCGCATAGAGCCCGTGTCGCCCAGGGCGGGGTTGGGAAGAAATCCAGCGAATCAGCCGGTTCATTGCGCTGCGCCATGACGGCGTGAGATGTGTTCTGCGTCACCGATATGCCCTCCACAGTCCGCTCTTCTTCTTCGTCTCAGGCTTGTAAGCTATAGCGCAGCAACGCGGGCAATATGGCTTGCCAGGCTTTACCGGCTCTCCGCAAAACCCAAAGTCAGATTTGCTCGGGTCGGAGAAGGGAAACCGGCAGGTGTCGTGCCGCAGGTCCATCAGGTCGAGCAGGCCGTCTGTCCGCGGCGGGGGAGCAATCTCGTCAAAGAGCTCCTCGATGGATAGGACAATATCCTCAAGCCTACGCTGCGGGACCGAAATCGGCATTTCGGTTCCTGAGATGATTTTCGCTGAAACCAAAGGGGGGGACTTAAGTTCAACCTTAAGCGTTGGAGCAACCATGACGATGTCCTTTGGAAGTCTTGGTTTCTTCTTCCGAATGATGCAGGGCGGGTTCTTGCATTGCAGTTTGAGCCGGTGAGCCTGACCTATCGCGGCGTTTTTCCCCCTGCCAAGATGTTCGCCGATGCGAGAAAAGGTCCAACCCTGTGACACCAGTTCGGTTAAACGTTGTTTTTCCTCGTCAGTCCAAAGTTTTTGATAGGGGTAAGACATCTATTGCCACGCAGCTTTCTTTGTTGGGATATTCCAAGCCTTTAGACAAGTCTGAACATCTTCGACGCTTCTCACCAAGCACCAAGGCACTCCGTTTAATACACACCAATTGCCGAAGTCGTCCTGTTCCTTGCTAAGCTTTCCCTTGGCTGTCTTGACTTCAATCCAATGTGACCGTCCCAGCGGGCCGAGTAGACATAGGTCAGGGACGCCCTTCGTTAGTCCTGCCACTGCATTCATTGCAAACCCTGACGCTGTTCGTCTAGAAGCGTTTGGAATAGCAAAACACCGATAATCATTAGGCAAAACAATGCTTAGATAAGTCACGATTGACCGCTGGATTTGTGCTTCGGAGGGTTGTTTAGCCTTCATACCTAACCTCAAAAAAATGGCCGAGAGGAACATGGTCATTGACCTAGCTCAACTCTCGACCAGTATTTCGGCTGCGGGGAGGGCGCGCCGAAATGCGATTTGCCAACCTAACCTTGGAAAAATCGAAATGCAACACGAAATGTCGTTGACAGTGCCGCAATACACATCAATAAAATAAGTGCGCAAGTGATTTTGGAGGGGGATATGTCGATAGAGGATGAGAGCATCGTTGAGAAAATGGCGCGGCATTTGAAGCACGCTAACCTCAACAACCCCGGTTCGCCGGAGCGTGTCCTGCATTTGACGGGCCAGTTTACCGACGAGCAAATCAAAAGCTGGGTGTCTGCCGCTATCGAACTCCAACGCAAGCAAAGACACGCCTTTAAACTGCGCCTGGTAGGCGATACTTTGGGGCCGAGAGAATGATGGATGTAATTATGGCGATTGAAGACGTCCCTGAGTTTCGGCCAGACGACGCAGAATTATTGACTGGCGCACTGGTCTGCGCTCGCGGCGTATTGTCGGCTGCATTGGGCATGGCCGCCGAGTCAGGCTATTCTGATGAGACAATCCTTCGGCTGAAGAACTATTACATCGAAACCCTAGACCGGGATTTGAGCCTGATTACTGCGAGAAACTACCAATGAGCGGCCCGTTAACCCACGAGTTGAGACTTTATAACCATCTCAAGGAAAGGCTGAAGCTGGAGTTCGACCTTGAGGAGGGGGATGAGGCGCTCGTCGACACACTCGACGGCATGACTGACTTGAAGGAGAGGCTTGTCTATCTGGCTCGCTGCGTGCGGGACACAGATGCTGACATCGCTGCCTTGAAGGGCATCATCAGCGAGATGAAGGCCCGTCAGGAGCGCTTTGAGGTGAGGAGGGAGAAGCTTCGGGGGGTTATCAGTTGGTGTATGTCTGAGGCTGGCATCAAGTCCATCCCGGCGCCGGACCTGACACTCTCGACCCGCCAGGGGCAGCCGCCAACGATAATAGACCCAATCGACCCCGAGACGGGGCCGGCAAGATTTGTGCGGGTTGTGACCACGTTCTCTTGGGACAAGGTCGCCATCCGCTCTGCGCTTGAGGCTGGCGAGTCATTGGACTTCGCCCGCCTTGGGAACGCGTCAACTGTTTTGACGCTTCGGACTAAATGAACTGCACTCGAAAGGACACGATATGAAAATCACTGAAGCATTCCCTGGCAATTTTATCAAGGCATCAGACCTGCAAGGGAAAGAGGTCACGGTCACGATGGATGAGGTTCGCCGGGAGGAGCTAGGGCAGGGAGCCGACAAGGAAACTAAACCCGTTCTCTACTTCAAGGGAAAAGAGCGTGGCCTTGTGCTCAATAAAACGAATGCCAACGCTATTACTGAAATGTATGGCGACGAAACTGATGATTGGCACGGGAAGAAGATTGTTCTTGTCGCTCGTTTCGTTGAGTTTCAGGGGAAAGAGGTCGAAGCCATCCGCATCAAGCGGCCGACTCGTCACGTTGAGGAAGACGAGCCGCCTGCGCGTGAGATTGAACAGCCCGTGCGCCGTTCTCTGAAAGACCAGATTAGCGATGACATCCCATTTATGTATGAGTGGCGCTAATGGAAGACGAGCAAGCTCCGGTCTTTCGCGTCTCTTATGCAGACATGAAAATAATCAAGTCTAGGCGAGTCGCCCAGATTGTGATGGAACTCGCCCTTGAGGAGGCGCAAAATTTCGTTTCGGCTTTCGGTCTTCCAAACCCGGCAGCAGAGATGTGGTTTGCGCTTGCTGGCCTCGACATGAAAGTCGTCGAGCCGAAGGAAAAGCGAAACTTCGAAGACTTGCCGCTGCCTCAACAGGCAGCGCTTATCTGCAACAATGAACGGTTCTGGAGGTTTCTCAGGTCGGAACGCGGTTACAAGAATGTCCATGACGAGCAAGCTGCCGCCGATGCGCTGCGGCTTTTATGCGGAATAGAGTCTCGCCGTGAACTTGAAACAAACAAGGTCGCCGCATCGGCCTTCAATCACGTGGTTGATGCTTTCAACCATTTTATCATCTAAAAGGAAAGACTATGGCTAAGGCTAAGCTTTTGAAAGAAACGACCAGCGCCTTCTCGGTGCGCTTGACGGACAAAATTATTGGCAAGGTCCGCAGCCTCGCTAACCAGCGTGGTCAGACGATTAATGGCGTCATTGCCATTGCCTTAACAGGATATATCGACGACGTTGAGAAGGAGCTGGGCAAGAAGCTGCGCGTCAAGTCCGCCAGCCCTGAAGTTGCTCGACGCAACGCCAGCATCCGCGCGGCGCTAATCGCCAAGCGAGAGAAGGCGAATGGCGTTGTTGCTGAGCCTGTGAAGAAGCGTGGCCGCCCGAAGAAGCAGCCTGTCGAGGCGGGATTTCCGCTCTGACATGGCTAAGCGCCGCAAAATCACAGCGGCTCTAAAAGCACGCGTTTGGACGGCTGCAAAAGGCATTTGCTATTTATGCAATCGTCCAATCGCGGCTGGTGAGATTTGGGAGGTGGAGCATGTCAAGCCGCTGTCAATGGGAGGCACGGACGAGGAAGAAAACCTACGCCCTGCACATGCGGACTGTCATAAAGGCAAAACGCAAAAGGAGGTGGAGCCTCGCACGAAAGCGGATAGAATTGCGAAAAAACATGCTGGTCTTAAACCTGTTCCTAAGCAGAAACTGGTCAGCAGAGGCTTCCCGGTCATAGAGAAAAAGCAAACTGGCGTGGACAAGAAGGGCTTGCCACCATTGCCTCGCAGAAACATGTTTGAGGATGTTTAATAACCATTAGGAGTTCAACATGCCGATATGTCAAAAATGCCAAGGGCGTGGGATTGTTTTAATTCCGTGTGGGGGACAAACGCTTGGGCTGGATTTCTGCCGGGAGTGTGATGGGATGGGGAAGGTTTTGACGGAGGATGAGAAAGAGCTCCTCACGGAGGAAGTGCCGCCGCAAGTAGCCGGGATGCTATTGTGCATGCTTTACGGCGTCATTGTCGGCATTGCGTTTGGACTGCTAATTGGGCTGAACTGGAAATGATGAACATACTCTCAGGGATTATCCTGCTCTATTTTGCCTTCGTGCTTATCGCCTTCTGGCTAATATGCAGACTGCCGCCGGAGGATTAATCCGGCGGCTGGAATGTCTGTTTCTTGCCCAGTGGGGTCTTGCCAAATATCTGGGGAGTAACCTGCATCACAAACGAATGCATGCTGTCCACCCTTTCCCCTATCCTGTCCAACCGCGCGTTAATCATATTCATCTCGCGGCGGATGTCATCCATAGCGACTTTCGTCTCTGGTTTAGGGGAGGCGTCTCTCTGGATGGCTGTTACGTCCCTGCGCAGCTCTGTCATGTCTGCGCGCATGGCCTGGTCGGCATTGAGCAGCGGCGTATAGACTAGCGCTGCAAAGCCGGAAACAATCAACCCGACGACGAATATCAAAACCGTTAAAAACGGCGTCGACATGCAGATGGGGACCGGCGGTTCTTTGTCTTTATCTAAATGCTCCATTTGCCCCCACTCCCCAGCCTACTCTCTACATGCGTCTCTGAGCTTTTTGTAATCAACAATCATTTTTGCTAGCTGGGTTTTGGATATCTGCCGCAGCTCTTTCGCCGCCTGCTGTTGCTGGGCAAGCGAGTATGTGACGAGCGGAGGGCAGCCCCCACCCGACGTTGTCTGGCACGAAGCCAAGATTAAGCTAAAACTTACCAGCGTCCAAGTCTTTAGCGACATCTTCCGGCTCTTTCTGCTCGGCAATAATCTCGCCCTGCTTCTTTAGGCGTGCGAGCGTCTCCTCAGCCGCCTTGGCGCGGGCTTCGGCCTTGCCAAGCGCTTCCTGTTTGGCTGCAAGGAACCTGAAGACGGCGTAGGCGAGCAGACATAAGCCTGCTACGCCAGCCACGCCCAAAAGCGTCGTGTTCATTACGGGACCTTACTGGCCGGAGACGGCTGGGCGGCGTTGGTAGTCCCTGCATCCTTGGCGGCGATAAGGCCCATGGACGTAATGAGCATCCAGATTTGGTTCATGTCGCTGAAATCGACAGAGCCAGCCTTAATCCACTTGCCAATGATGGTGAGAATGCCGAGGACACCAAAAAAGGTCGTCTGCGGGGAGGCGAGGACATTCTTAAGCGAAAACATTTTACTTTCTCCTATAATACCCGGTGGGGGCGATAGTGTTTATCCAGGCGCCACATTTCCCATTTTGGTGCGCTGGATTGACATGCCGCCAGCATCAACGCCAGCAGCAATAGGATGAGCTTGCGCATTACTTCCTCCCAAAGACCTTGGAAACGAATTGGTCCATGGGGAATGCCGGGCCGGGGTCTGTCTTGCGCTTCGGCGCGACATCTTCATGCCCGACAATTTCTTTTATCCCATAGGCGTCGACAATCGCATCGGCGATTCCAACCGCCGCCAAAAGCTGCTCGGGAGGGTAGACCATCCATGGCCTCTCGGGCCCGCCGTTCTTATGAGCGGCGACCACCACCTGAGAGGCTGGGATGACCTTCCCCGCGACATCATAATATTTTCCGTCGGCTCGTTTGGTCAGGTATCCTGGGTTGACCATCTCAATGCCGATAGAGAAGGCATTGCACCCGTGCTTGCCCTTCCAGGATGACTTCCCAGCGTGCCAGCACAAAAGATTGAGTGGCGCGAGTTGTGTCGCGACACCCATCTGGTCTAGAACGATATGAGCGCTGGCCTTTGCTTGCTTGTTGCACAGCCAGGAGATTGCGCCAGAGGCGTTTTGTCCAGCAGTATAATGCATCACCAACAAAGTCGGCTTCATTATACCGCCGTGGTTTGGCGTCTTCTTCTGGGCGACAGGTTTCCCGTCAAGAAAAAGGATGTGGCTTTTTACGGAGAACGTCATCGCGATTATCCCTCACCCATATGCCAATGGCGCCCGTCATCAGGCCGAGGAGGGCGGTTAGGTCTATCAAAAGCATTCCACAGTCCATCGTCGATGCCTTTCGATTGGTTAGAGCATCAACTCCCTTGGAATTTTCTAGTTTGCGCCCAACGGGAGGGCTACAGTCTTAACGGCTACCCGGTTTTGATTGGTCGTAATAGTGTTCTGGATGTCAGCGATTACGCCACTTTGTCCGCCGCCACTGAGCCAAACAGTTGTCAGCGTATTGGTAAATGTCGTGACAGAGATAACAAGCCCAGCGGGCGCCACCCACGAACTGGAGATGATACTCTCTCCGGGAGCCAGCCAACGGCTCCAGTCGATGCTGTAGTCTTTACTATCCCGAGGGTCATGGATGGGCCATTGAAGATACATTTAACTCTCCGGGATAATGACGGTTCTGTTTTCATATGGCACAATCACCCGGCGTTCTGCGCTGAGTGAGAACCCAGCAGCGACAACCGTCGAGTAAGCGTAAATCGTGCCAAAGGCCGTGTCGTCTGGAACAACATCAGAGGCTGTTAATGGGCCAGACGTGAGCGGCGACGAGGTGAGTGCGCCATCTAGGAACGTGTCGGCCATTAGTTGCGTCCGTAGATTTTGATGGTGCCTGACGTGATAACGCCGCTGCCAAAATTAAATTGCAGTCCTGTTACAGGGGAAGTATTGGGAGAATAAGCGGATATAATGAGATTGTCGGCATATCCGAAATAGTCAAGATATGTCCCTGACCCAAACAAGGTCTTTTTACCGGATGAATTGGACGGGTTTGTCAGTCTAAGATTTAGATTTACACCTGCCCCCGCCGCCACCCGCGCCCCCGCCGTCAGGTCGATATATGTGGAAGAATATACTGTCGCGATTGCGTTTTGCGCTACTATGGCATTTGTTGTTCCAGAATACCCAGCGGAAGCCCAAGCGCCGTTGACATACATATTGCAGCCAAGGGCAGCCGCATTAGCCGACGGAATTAAATCCATAATTCGTATTTCATATTCTGAATAAGCCGATGTGAACGACGTAATGTTGAGCAGGCTTGCCGACGAACTCGCCGTTAGTGTGCTGAGCAATATCCAGCCGCCGGTCCCCGCCGCTTGCGCAGGGGTAATCGTCCCAGAGATATCCGAGAATGAAGGCTGCGCAGAAGAAGCGACGCCATTCGTCCCAATCCCGGTTAGGAACTGCGACGCAACAACGTCCTTTGAATAAATCCCACCAACGGTTGTCGGAGTGGGGCCGGGAAGCTGAGTGCCGGAGATTTGGCCAAGGATATGGGAAAAGTAGACCTGCGTGACTTGCAAAGTGCCAGACGATAAAAGGCCAGTTACAAAGTAGGGTGGGGTATAGTCCTGACCGGCAAACGTGTAAACGCCGCCACGAGTAGTCACATCTGGCGCAGGGATATCGCCGACTACGGGTGCGCCGTCCGTTCCGATGCTTGTGACGACTTTACCCGTCTGAGCAGCAGCTGACTTCACGCCGCCAAGCGTTGTTGCAGTGGGCAGGGGCAGTAACGGCGAGAGGATTTTACCGTTATCATCTAGCCGCACAAGGTTTCGAGCCTGGGAGCCCGACTGTAAGTCCCAGGAGTTGGGCGTCAGACTGATTGTCGGAGGAGAGGCCCAGTCAACGGCGTTGCCGCTATTGCTCGAGCCGAGGATAGTGGTCCTGGCCAGAGTAGACGGAGCGGTAAACAGCCCCTGCCCCCACTCGTAATCCAATCCCTGCTCGGCAAGGTAGCTGACGGTCTCCCCAGTCGTAACGACGGTAAAATCTCTATATGCCGGGATGGCGCTGCCGACCGTATAATCACCAGTTCCTGTCGTTGTGGTGACGACCTTAACGCGAGAATAAAGACGGCTGACCATGGTTATTCCTCAGTGATGGAGGTGTTAACTTGCGAAATCGTCGGAACGCCCAGCGCAGATATGGAGATGGAGCGAGAGAGCGGGCCGGAGTAGTAAATCAGCCCACCTCCGCTGACATCACGACCAATCGCCCAGTGCGTGGCGATGGCTGTTCCGCTCACCACCTCTGGAAACTGCACAGCATTGACGAGGGATATGACATTAGCCGTTCTGACCCACCCCGCGCTTGTCCGGGGGACTGGCTGACGGGCATATGGATTGTAAGAGACCTCGAGATAGCTTTGCAGGCTAGTCGGGTTGGCCGCTACATCAGGGTCGCCTGTATGCAGGCTGATATACCAATCGGTATAGGTAGACAGACTATCGTTGAGAACCCCAAAAAAGAACCAGTCTAATATGTCCTGTTGGGCCTGTATGCTCTTGCCAGCCATGTTAGCTCCATCCGATGTCGATAGACCCGCCGCCACCGGGGAATCCGGGCGTGCCAAAGATGGGCGGGTTGCCGCTCGAAACGATACCGAGTGCTCCGCCGGCTCCTCCTGCGCCAATCGTAATGGCGACTTGAGAACCGACGGCGGGGCCTGTCCCGCCTGAATTAATCGGGTTGGTGAGCGTTAAGACAACCTTGCCGCCTGCACCGCCTGTTCCGCCCCCTGGAAATCCTCCAACGCCACCGGCAGGGAGCCCGTCTGACCCTAGGCCCGCAGCGCCATTGGCTCCAAAGAAACCAGCGCCGCCGCCCAGCGCTGTCCCGAAGGCTCCAAAACTGCTAGAGCCACCCGGCGTTCCTGGGCTGCCGACTTGAGCAGCAGGGCTGCCGCCACCGGCGCCACCTCCAGCCCCCGCACGGATGACAACTGTCATGATTGAATAGGTTGGGACAACAAAAGTCCCGGCTGAGACAAATGTCTTCGACCCGGCCGGGATGCCGCTTGCCGGACCCTTGCCGTATAAAGAAGAGAAGGTCAGATTATAATCTGTGAAAACGCCTGAACTCGCATTAGCCTTGAACCACCTAACCCCAGCGAGTTGAGATAGAGATATCGCCCCCGAAACAGACGGGAAGAATACCGACTTGACTTGGCTCATCGAGATTGAGCCGCTCGCCGGAAGGAAGGCTGTCATTGGTTCAGAGCCTCCAGCTCGTCAACGCGGGCCGACAATTCTTTGACGGCTTCAATGAGAACGCCAACGATGTTGCCATAGGCCACAGAATAAAGCCCATCTGCGTTTTGGATGACGACTTCCGGGATGACCTCATTAACCTCTTGGGCAATGACGCCAACTCGCTGTTCTCCCAGCGCGTTAGCATATCTCACGCCCTCAAGGCGGCTGATGAGATTTAGGGCGTCTTCAATGGGGCGGATATTTGATTTAATGCGCCTGTCTGATAGCGCCGTAATATCCCCAGCAGCAGTGAGCGACCCGGAGAGCGTTACATTGCCGTTCGTGCAAACAAGCTGAGAGCCGCCGACTGATAGGCCGTTTGTGGGAAGGGTTAATCCTCCCGTCAGCGTGCCGCCCGCCTTTGAGAGATAGGAACCGCTATCGGCCAAATAGACATTCGTCCCATCTGACCAGATAAATGTCGTCGTATTGATGGACGTGGTTGGCATCGTAACCCACGTCGCCCCAGCACTTCTGATTGTGACGGTTACTGCGCTGCTGATATTATTAGCGCATATCCATGAGCCAATGCCGCTGGCCGGGAGCGTGACGACGACATTCGTCGCTGGCGTTCCCTCAAATACCAATACTGCGCTTCTGGCTTGGTCTGTCGTCAGGGTGACGTTGCCAGCGGAGAGATTGACATGGGTGTGGCCCGCAATCGCCGCGTCTATCTCGTCAAAATTGAGATTTGTCGGAATGTCCCAGGTCCCGACATTCGACCCATTCGCTGGCTTGGTGAGGTAGCCTTTGTATCCTGTGTAATCAACCAATTTGGCCTCCTCTGGCAAGGCGCAGGGCGTTTGCGATAGCCTCGTCGTCATAATCTTGGAGGTAATTAAACTGGCCTCCAAGTTTGCGGCATTCCCGCTCGGCAAGTTTGGTGTAGTCGGGAATTCTGCCCCCAGAAGCCCGTTCCAGTGCTCTTGGCGCTTCATATCCGCCGAGCAATGCGCCCATCTGGTTCATGTATTTGCCGGTGGCAGGTTCATATGGGACATGTCCGCGTGCAATGAGGTGCTTAAGGGCCTCTATGTCCTTCTCCCCGACCTTTACGGCGCCAGTTTTCATGGCGTTACCAGCAAGACCTGTCCCAATTATCCCGGCTGCCGTGACTGGATGCCCCATCATAGCTGCGGCGATGGCTCCTGGGACCTCTCCCTTTCCAGCCAAGCCGGATAGAGCAACAGAATTGCCAATCAATCGAAGCATATTACGCATGCTGAGCTTGCCGCCGCCACTTTGGACTTTCTTAATAGCCGCCTTCTCTGCCTCACTCCATCGACCAGGGAATTTTAGGTCCTTATTAAGGATTTTGTTAAACTCCTGACGGATGGTGTTATCAAGATTGCCGCCACTATATGTTGATTCGGCGCGGCGCTGGGCCTTGACGTATGCGGTCTCTATGTCATCTAACTTTTTAGAGATGCTCCACGTTTTACGGGCGTTTTGCAAAAAGTCTTTTGCCTCGTTCACAGCATCAGGGTGCATATTAGCATCATCAAAATGATGTTCGACATTGTCGAGGATTTTGTCGATTTCATCTCTTGCGACATATCCAGTTCGACGTGTCGCATCGTCAGCGTCGGTCAGAAGATTTTTGTTTATGGATTGGCGGAGCTTCTCAAGGTCGTGGAATGAAACAGGCCCGCCATTGTCGGCGACCTCCTTCATTTTATCCATTGCAGAAAGAACCCCTGTCGATTTTTGCGACGACAAAAATGGACTATAACCGCTCTTCTCTTCCAGCGCCCTTTGCGTGTTTTCTCTCATACCTGCGAGAGAACTTGGCTTTAGATTTATATTGTTCTGGAAGGCTTGTTTATAGAGGCCCTGTCCTTCAGCCTTTTTGTCAGCAGCCGTGATGACCTTTTCCGCCTTCGGAATGAGGGTTGGGGCTTCGCCAGTAAGTTCTGAGACTTTGCCAGTCGGTATCCGCCTGCCGATAGCGTTTACAGCCGGAGCCAATGCCCGCCCAGCCAAAGCACCCGCTCCGGCGCCAGCGAGGCCAAGGCCAGCGCCAGTAACAGCGCCTTCACCCGTTCCTGTCTCACCATAACCGGCAGCGGCCCCAGAGGCAGCGCCAGCACCGAGAGCAGCCGGAATGGTCGCCAGTCTGGCTGGGAGGAGCGCCGAAGCGCCGATGCCCGCTCCCGTGCCAATCATGGACGCAGTGGGATGGGCCTCCTGCGCAGCGGACTGCTTGGACTTGATGCGCTGATACTCTTCCGGGTAGCTCGTGCCATGTATCATCGAGCCGATTTTAGCCCGAGCAGCCGTCGCCATTCCCATCGTCGGAACGTCGAGATAGTTCGAGCCGAACGCCTCTAGCGCAGAGCCGCCAGATGGTTTGGAAGAAGCGGCAGGTTGCTCCCCCTCCAAGACAAACCCCTCCGGAGGCGGCGGGGCTTGATTTTCGAGTTCAAAGCCTTCCGGAGGCGCAGGAATATTCATCACATCGGCTCCCATTTGCCGTTACGGAAGATGACACGTTCGCCTGTCTTCGGGTTGATGGCTGTTTGACCACCAGAAGAACCCGAACCACCACCGAGAGATTTTTTATCCGCGTCGGTAAGGAGCGGATGCTTTTCGGCCCAATCGCTGATGTAGCTATCCCACCCCGCGTCCAATCCGCCATGCGTCTGGGCGTATTCATTCGCCATCTTGAAGACTTCATGCTGTCTGTCGACGACGCGCCGCTGCAGCCCGATAAGTTTACGGTTTGCATCTGGTGTAAGGTCGACATTCGGCATTCTTGCCTTGATAAACGCGACGTCAGCATTCGACACACCAGAGCCAAGCGAACCGTTCTGCGCATCCAAAACCAGCTTGTTGGATAGCGATTTGAACAAGTCTGTCGGCGTTGCAGCTTCAGGGTCGACGAGGCCGATTGCCGAACCGAGTTTCTTGACTGTGTTAAATTGTTCCGCGCCGACGCCAGAATAGAAGTTTTTGTTGCTCATCAGCTCTTCCATCTGGTCGAGCGTTGCTTTCGTCTGTTTAGCGATTTCGTCGGATTTCTTCAGGCCAGAATATGCGTCAGCGTATTGCTTATTCTCAGCCTCTTGTTTTTTGACCTCAACCTGGTTTGACGCCTCAAGCATTTTGTTCTGACGCTCTCTCTCGTCTTTGAGATGCGCGTCGATGGCGGCTATTCTTAGTTCGGTGGACTTTATTTGAGCTGGTGTATAGCCAGGGTCATTAATAAGCGCCTCACGCTGCGCCATCAGGTTGTCTATTGCCGAATTTACCGGAGCGGCAGCAGCCGTCTGAACAGGAGCGCCTGCCGCGGTGGCGGAGGCTCCAGAGGGCGCAACAGAGACAGACCCTGTGGCGCCAGCGGCGCGCCTTCTGTCCCATTCTCTTGCGGATTCAGCCGCAGCCTGCTTCTGAGCCATTTCAAGCTTGCGCTCTTCAATCTGGCTCATAATGTTCTGGACTTGCGCCGCCTTATACGGGTCGTTTTCCGCAGCTCTAGCCTCTTGCTCAGCGCCCATGGCGGAAAGGCCCGCTAGACCGCCTTGGCCAATAGCCTCGCCAAGCGTTGGGGCGCCAGACGCCAGCATGCCAAGACCAGCCGACAAGAGCCCGCCCCAGATATCGGGTCCGCTGTCCTGTGCAGAACTTGCCGTCTGGGCAACTGGAGCCGCCGGAGCGGCAGGAGCCGCCTGCGCCTGAGAGGGTGAGAACAACCCAGATAGGCCGTTGCCGATTGCGCGGAGGGGCTCCGGCCAGTCAATGCCGTCATCGTCAGCGGGGGCTTCACCCAATCCGCCTTCAGCGAAGTGAATACGGCCGCCACGCGCTGCAAAGTCCATGTCACTAACGCTCTCGCCCAGCGCCATGAGCGAGTCGCTGATACTGGGAGTGGGCGGCGGCGCGGATATGCCTGCGTCTTGGATATTCGTGATGTCACCTGGGCGAGTCGGCGGAAGAGGAGCGCCACCGAGGTCATTTGGCCGCTGGGGCGGAGTAGGGGTGTTTGAGGCGAACTGCGTGTTCCCAGAAGGCGCGCCATATGCCTTGGCAAACATCTGCATGTATTTAGGGGCATTCGTGCCGAGAACGTCTGTCGCACTCTGGTGCTTGCGCCAGCCGGGACCACCAATCCAGTTCGCCGCAGCAAGTCTGGGGTCGCCACCTTCTTTTTTTATGTAATTCAGGCCCTGAACTTTGGCCACAGCATCTTGAATGCTCTTATCAGCTAGGAACTTTTGGGGCGTCAGGTTGTCGAAGCCTGCCGCTTTTCCCCAAGACGGAATGTTTGCTCCCATAACCTGATAGGCGCCATATGGGATATCCCCTGTCCGGCTTTTAGGTCCCGTAATGCCATATCGTCCGCCGCTCTCGATTTGACGGATTGCAGCGAGCCAGCGGTCAATGTCTACCCCGCCATCAGCAAAGCCAACCCGCCCGCCATCGGCCCTGTCTTCAGGTCTGATGCCTTGGTAGGGGTCTGCGCCGACAATTGAACCGAGCCAGCTTCCAAGGTCAGAGTATGACTTTTGAGCCATGCTACCGAGCCCGGAATAGACATTTGCCGGAGCTTCTGAAAATTGCATAGGACCAACATTACGGCCGAGGTTCTGATTTCCAGGACGGGCCATAATCGGGATATCCCCCGCCGTTAGACCGGGGGAGACAGAAGGAAGCCTCTGACCGCCCAAATCGACACGGTCTGAGCGCCATTCGGGGTGCGCCCATATCTTTTCAATGCCGCCGAGGCTGAAGGTCTCCGCAGGCGCTTCCGGCATCGGAGGGCCAGAGCGAGGGCCAATCGTAATCGGAGGAAGTTCCTGCTTCATCGGAGGCCCTTCCGGCTCCCGCTGCGGCTGCTGCCCTTCTCCCGTTGGCGCTTCCGCGCTGACCAGCACCTTGCCTCTCTTGAACAGGTCGGACAGCGCCTTGCCAGCCTTGCTCGCGTCAAATTGACTCTTACGACGCTCCGTCGGACCCAAGAATTTAATATCCGGAAACTCTGGGCGAGAGGCTTGGATGGGAGCTACCGGCAGGCCATAAAGACCACCGGTAAACTGGCCCCCGCCCTCAGCAAACCCAATACGACCGCCCTCGCTCTTGAACTTCACCTCTGGAAATTCTGGCTTTACAGGCGAGAGAGGTGCAACCGGGAGACCGAATAACCCACCCTGCGCAGGCGGGGCCACGTCGCCACCATCATCAGGAACATCAAGAAGGCCGCCATCTGCATACGGAATGCGCCCGCCTTCATTCATCGCAAACATCTTGCCGAGCAGGCCAATGCCCGACAGAAGGCCGCCCGCGAGCTGACCACCGCTGTTTGTTTTCTGCTCCGGAGAGGACGAATAGCCCTGCGTCGTGCCGCCCAGCAACGGGCCAATGCCCTGCTGAATGCCCGCCAGCCACTGCGTTTGGGCATACGGGAATTGTTTCTCAAGCTGCCACTGCTGATAGGCCGTCCCCAACTTCTGCTGCTCAAGCGCCTGCTGTTCCTTGCCGGCGTTGTTGAGCATGCCCGTCTCAGCCATGCGGTTCTGCAAGCCCTGCTGCCCCAGATTGGCGACCTGATTGGCGCCAGACATCTGGAAATTGGCGTTGGCAAGCGCCTGCGACTGAGCATTCGAATAGCCCTGCTGCATCAGTTCGGCGATGGTCTTGTCGCGGGTCAGGTTTTGCTGCCCCTGCAACGCAGCGCGGGAAATAGCCCCGCGGTCGCCACCCATGCCGCCAGCCCGAATGATATTGCTTTGCAATTCATTTTGCTGCTGAGCGTTCTGATTGTTCATCCAGTCCAGCGTCGTGCCGACCACGTTCTGCTGATACGGGTTCATGTATTGCTGGACAGTCTGCCCATAGTTCTCCGGACCCATCGAAGCCATTGAGCCGAGCGTCTGACCTGTGGCCGTGTCGATGTAGGGCTGGGAATAGCCCTGCAGCCCCTGCGTCTGCTGAAACGACTGCTGCTGGAACGGAGAAAACTCCGCCACAAGGGGCTTGTTATACGCCTCGAATGGCGTCGAGGCGACATTCGCTGCACGCTGAAGCGTCGTGTAGTATTGCGCAGCCGCAAACGGGTCCGGCATGCTCCGAGTCGCGCTATAGCTCATTTGTTGGCCGCCGCCGCCGCCGCCCTTGCTGCCCATTACGCTACTCCGTCCACATTAGAGGGCTTATACATAAAGAACGCACCAACCGGAGGGATTTGCCTCCGATAGAGACGAACCTTCGCCTCAGTGCGTTCGTTCGATACAACGCCCATCATCAGGTCAATGCCGAGCCCATCGGAACAGTGCTTTGCAAAACAGATAAGCTGCTTTGCGAAATCAGATTTCCGGAATTCAGGGTCGACAAAATTGCTCAATTCCAGCAACTGCGTATCGCGCGAATACCATACCTCATCCAATCTGAGGTAGACGTAGCCCTTAAGCTTCTCGCCCCTGCTTCCGATAACGCCAATCATGGACGCCTGACGGTGAACAGCCGCCCAGATGCTCTGGGAGACTTTCATGTCATCCATTTCATGCTCGCCAGCTTCCTCCCAGGCGAGGACCATCAGTCGGAAAATCTCGTCGCAGTCTTCCGGAGTGGCCATGCGAACATCAGAGCATTTTTCAAACATATTCAGCCTTTCGCCGGTCCGGGGAGACTCTTGAGCGTCTTGATGTGCTTCTTACGCTGGCCCACAACGAACTTGTCGAGTATTGAGTGGCCTTTTTTGATGTTGCCGTTGCCGATGGCCGTAACAGTCTCTGGGTCGATAATATATTCACCACCGGCAACAACGGCTGGAACTGCCCCGCTATGAGCGGGACCCCCGAGGCCGTATTTGTGAATTAGTCCGCCTGCTGCTCGTCCAACCGGACTGTCAGGCCCCCACATCTTCTTGATGACCTCGTATCCGGCTTCCGTGTTTCCCTCTCCCAGCGAGGAGACAACATCAGCCGGGATGACATACGCCCCACCAGGAACATGGACATTGAGCCGGTCAGTCCTGCCGGGGACGGGAGAGCGGATTTCTCCCGTATAGACCTTGCCGCCAGAGGCACGCCGTTCTCTGGCGACACGCATGGCTGCGGCTATCGCTTGGTCTCTACCCTTAAGGAGCGCCATTAGCTGATTATCCAGTTCGTTCCATTGGAATAAACGAGCACGATATTGGCCCCGCCACCGGCAACGGTAGACAGGCGCGTTGTCGCATTGGCGTCAGTGACCATGTAAAGCGCACCCGGATAGGCCGAAGCAGCAGGTAGGAGAGCAGCCGTAGTCGACGGAGCAACGCCGGTTGCAGCCGCCCTCGTCGCCGCAGTAAGGCTGTTAATCGCGATAACGCCATTTTGAAGGGCAGAAAGGATGTCAGAGAGCGAAGCCAATTAGCGTCTCCCATCAGTTGCGACACGGAAACGGCACTTACCCAGACGCCAGAATGTCCCGAGGTCCTGACTTGAAACCTGCATCTGAACGTATCGCCCGCGAATGCGCAGGGGGATGGTATGAACGCGCCTGTTTACGTAATAGGGGCCATATTTCCTCGGATTTTCTCCAAGATAGTCCGTTACGTTGAACGTAAAACCAACAACGCCGCCTTCATTCTCGACGTATGTCCCTGTCTGGGCTCCAGTCTCGTCGAGATGCTCAGCGTATGTCTCCCATTTCATGTCGGGGTAAAAAAGGTCGACGAACAGGAAATCTTGTCCCTCTTGGAGCGCCGCATAACCGGTCGTGAGAGACGGCATGATTGGCTGACCATCTGCATCCGGAGACGTCTCGTGCTGGTAGATATAGCCATTCGAAGCCCCAAGCGGACCGCCAATATTTGACTGGTCCGTCCATGCCGTTCGGTTCATCGTGCCAATATCCCAAACATTCTGAAGCGTATTATAGCAAACGTAAGAGTCATTGTCTCCATTTGCGCTTGCTGCACTGGGATAATACCAGACAATTTCATTGAACATTGCATTAGATGCGCAGACAATATTGTCCACATAATCGAAATTGAGGTTCTGAAAGACAGCATCCCAGACAGAACACGGCAGCACCTGATAATTCTGTCCTGCATTTGAGAAGAAATTGCGTTGCGACATCCAGTAAACAGTCGTCGACTGCTGGGCGAGCGCCTTTGGAGCGATGAGACCACAGCCGGAAGCGACCTTCTGGAACCCCCAGATTGGCCCCGGCGCGCCGACATACTGCGCGTTATAGGCGTCAACATCGGTCAGGATGAGCAATTGCTGGGCCGTCAGGACCACCCGCTGTATCTTGCTGCCGGTCGGGATGTGATAGCCGCCCGCCTGATTGGTGACGTCCGGCGTCCAAGTAGAATAATCGCCTGCATCAGACCAGCGGATTTGTAGCGGGTCAGAGATGCCGTTATAGGTCGAGCCCCACGCCACAACCTGCTGTTGCGGCATTGCCACCAGCACGCCATTGTTCTGCGTCGGGGCATTTGGCATCAGCGTTGCATTATTGACGCCCGAGCTGGGGCTCCAGATGAATATCGGGCCGCCAGTCACCCCAGCGATGAGCACCTCGCCCCAATTGTCGAGCCAATAATCCGTATTTGTGATGCTCGTCCCGGTTGCCCCTGTGGGAGCCGTTCCAACGCCATACCCGCCATCTCCATAAGGGCCGACGCCATATCCTACGCCTGTGACGGGCGGGTTCTTGGTCGAATAGAACGTCAGCAACATTTTACTGTTATTGATGCTTGCAGTTGCATTGGCGTTGGCGGATTGAGACGCCTGGAAAGTGAATGTGTTAGTCTGTACAGATTGGATGATATAGACGCCGTAAATTGTAATCCCACCGACCGTTGTAGACACGGCGGCAGGATAATAATCCCCCGGCTGATACCCATGACCGTTAAGCGTCGCGGTAACGAGCGAAGAGCCATCCGTCACAGCATAAGAAACGACGGAGCCGTTCTTTCGGCCTCCCGCAGTGGCCGCCCCAGTCGTTTGGATTGTAAATGCACTGGCAGTCGCCGCCGTGATTTGATACGGGCCGTAAATAATTATGCCATCGACAGATACATGCGTATTGAAGATGACGGAGTCATATACAGTGTAGTCATTAGAGAGATACACAGTGACGGTTCCAGCGCCCAACGACGTGCCGAATACTTCATTCGGGGTTGCGACTGACGTAGTAGCCGAAGATGTGCTAACCTGCGGAGTTATGTCTGAAGACGTTCCGTTATGGATGGAAACAAGCTGCGCAGTAGAGCCTGCGGCAAGATAAGTTCCGCCGCTAATGTCCATCCATGGGTGCAGCGCATTGATGACGCCGCTCATTTGATAGTTGATATATTTCTTCCAGCCGCCGCGCTTTTCTGGCATTCCATTGCGCCAGCGGATGAAAGAACTGCTCGACACGCCCGTCTCATTGGCGGCAAGCGTCTTTTCAGTATCAACGCCGGGGGTGATTTGAAGAGCGATTGTCGGCATATCAAGCCACCGGAGCAGAATGAGAAACCCAATCGCCAAAGGCGAATTTCTTGCGCATCTCTTCCGACATCGCGGACGCTTTGGCGGTCTGATACTGTGCTTCCCAGTAGCCGGGGCCGTCCTGCGTCTGGGCGCCGTATTCCATGATGGCCCGAGAGAAGAACGCCATGCTCGCATTGAAGAACAGGTCTGGGAGATAGAGCGTCAGGAAGGTTGTCGTGTTCGATGCCGACAACGGCGCTGGCCTAATCGTGCCCACCACCTCAACATTATAGGCGGCATCAGGCCATGGACCGAGGATGATAGACGTATTGTCCCGAATGGCGAAATATTTAGGAACGCCTGCCATTGACGGAAGCGAGCTATCATAGACGCTGTCCAGAAAGTCGGGGCTGACCGGCATGAGTTGGTTTCTGGTACCTGTCCCCGCCGCGAGAGAGGCAGTCGGTGGCGTGATGACATTAACGGACTGAACAGTCACCCATGTCCCATCGTCTGTCGGGAGGTCAAACCGCCGGTAATTTGGCGTGAGCGTGCCAGTCGAGTTGCGGTTGATAGTCGCTACAAAGTCAAGCTCGCGGTAGCACCTCATCTCTGCAGCGTCGATGGTCGCTGGAAGAATGACCGACCAGTCGATGTCGTCACTTTTAATGCTGATGAAGGCAGCCAGACGTAGAGCAAATTGCGTATAGGTCATGCTCATTTATCAGGTCCTCGTCGGCTGCATGCCAGGCGTGAGTTCGCTGTTCCAACGGCGGCGGGCTTCTTCCGCCTGCGCGGACTGGAGCAACTGCTGATAGGTGGCTTCCCAGGACATCGCCATTTTCGGGTCGTCCGCCTGTGAGCCGAAATTGCGCATCCAGCCGCTGAGGAAGACCATCGAGGCGGCGATGAACAAATCAGGTAGATAGGTGCAGAGAAACGTCGTCGGGTTGCTGGCCGACAGCGGCGTCGGTCTAATTGTGCCAACCACCTCGACCTGAAAAGCGCCACCGGGCGAGGGGCCAAGAACTATCGTGTCCTGGTCACGCATATAATACATGCTCGGCGTCTGGTCGCTCGACGCTGCAATCTCGCTTGGGGCAATATAGTCGACCAGATTGCGCGTTGCAGAGGCCAGCGCCGTACGGGTGGGCGTAACGCTTGAGGGCGTCGTGTTTGTTATGTCCGTCCCGGCTGGCGTGATGACATTTACGCCCGTTACGGTGATGAATGTGCCATGCGCTGCTGGTAAGTCAAATTCACGTTGGTTTGGCGTAGTTGACTTAGACGTATCGGCAACACGGGTGGCGACGAGATTAAGGTCTCTGTAGATGCGCTGCTCGGCATAGTCTATCGTGCCGGGGACGATGGCGGAGAAGTTGGGGTCGCCGACATCAGTTGCGATAATTTTCGCCAACTCATCCTGATACTGGACATAATTAATAGTCACCGCCAATACCCCGCATAGTTCGGCATGATGCGCACGCCTAAATTTTCTGTGTCGGACTGGATGGCGTTCTTCCACGCTTCATCAGCAACAGCCTTGAGAGCCACGGCCCTGTCTGGCGCATAGATGGACGCCAACCGCCACGAGAGCTCCCAGCTAAAGGCGTCAAAGAAGCGATACGGAACTTCAACACCAGTTGCGCTGCCGAGACTGGCGTCCTGCAACTGGGTGGCGCGGTAGAACTTCAGGACCGTCGTGCCATCATTCGGGACGAGCCACAGCGTGATTGTTGGGTGAAGCTGCCTATCAAACCAGTAGGAGGTTGGCGTCCCCTCCATGGTCTTATTTGCAAGCGAGGCATAGTCAGAACGGCTCAGTGGCGTAATTAGCCTGTCGATGCCATTCTGCGTCAGATAAACGTCGAGCAGGAACACTGTGTCGTCGGGCACGCTGTAGGTCTTGGCGCCGGCCACCAGCGGGATGGAGTAGAGGTCGACCGACCACAGATTGACCCCGCTGGCCGTCCATTTGGCCATGATGAGGTTCGTCTCAGTCCGCGCATCTTGCAGGTGCTGCGTGAGCAATTCCGTCCTGCGGATGCCACAGCGGGCATAGGCCGTAATGACGAAATCGCCAAGCGACGGCGCAAAGTTGGTCGTACCAGTGGTTGTCTCTACTGTCATGATTTAACCAGCGTTGCGGTTTTACCGGACCAAACGAATTCAAACGTATCAGGCGTCCACGTTACATCCCATAGCGTAGTGAATGCCATCGTCGCCGTGCCTGCCTGAGTAAAGTCTTTGGTCGCGGCTTCAAGGTAATTCGGCCCCATCACCACAGACCCGGACATGGTGAACGCCTTGGTAAGCGCCGTCATGAATATCGGGTAGAACTGTTCATAGGTGAACGTGGCAGTGCCAGAGAGCGTGTAGTATTGCTGGCCGTTGAACGACAGGTCGAACGACGGGTCGAAGCTCGCATAGGCCGAGTTGAACGGCGTCGTCGCCATCCGGTAGGTAGATGTTCTGTTTTCTGTCCGGAGCGCCTCGCTCTCCTCTGTAAGAACATCGGAGACGCCATCTTCGAGAGCGATGAAGTTGCCGGATTCGTAAGCGACGAGAGTGGCATTGCCGACGAAGTTGTAAGGGATAATCTCTGGGTAAAAGTTGCGGCTGATAAGGTATGTCGCCTCTGCTCCGCTGAATGCATAAGGACTAGTGTCAGCCACAAGGCCCTGGCCTCTGAGCATGACGTTGTCGCCAGCCATGACGAAGTCTTTGGTGTCCGCAGCAAGCGTTTTTGTCTTGAACAGCTCGCCCGCGCCGCCAAAGGCATAAGCCCCTGTCGCTGCAATCGCGTCGATGGAGAATACCGTCTCGCCAGCGAAAGCATAGGGGCCATCGGAAGCCGATAGGCCACGGTCGGCGGGCGGGAAGTCAAAGACTGCTTCGGCATTGCCAAAGACAAAGTCGCCATAGGCGGCTTCGATGTTAATCTCACGATTAAACGCCGCATCCTCGCCAGCCCAAACGAAGTCACCCGCGGCCTGCGCCTGAGTCCATTCCCGCGTAAGCAGGCTTTGCGAGCCGTTGACGAAGAAGCCCCCGATTTCGGCAGCCAAATCCCAGATGACCTGAATGTATTCTGGGACGAGTGTCGCGTCGTTTACAGACAGGTCGAAAGCGGCGGGGTCGACGTTGAATTTGAGTTGCAGGAACGGGTAATTGTCGACCGCAGACTCGATTTCGTCGAACTTGAAAGCAAATGCGCGGGGTTCTGCCCACATCTTCCATTCGCGGAGCTGGATAGGCTCTGGCTGCCGCGGCCTTGGGTCCCTGATGGGCAACGGGTCCGGCGTGAGTATCTTGACCCGCAACTGGGGTTGGGGGATGTCCAAACAGCGCTGGCAGACTAAGAACCTGCGGTTCGCTAGTCTGTTGCCATTCCATTGCATTTCCCAATGCAAATCTGAGTGGTTGTATGTGCTGCCGCACCTATCGCATACCGCCCACGCTCTAGGTGATGTTGCATTAACTCTAGCCTTGGAGTGTGGGCGCCATGCCATTACTCATCCCCCACGTATTTGAACCGCATGCCTTTAGCGGTCTTTCTACGCGGATTGCCGTTGCACAACTCGACAATCATGCTGCGCGAGATGCCGTAATGCCTAGCGGCAGCACCGGTGCTCTCGAAGACCTCATTTGTTTCCAAGCAAATAACCTTCCGAGCTCGTGATGCCGGTCCGAGATGCGCGTATTGTTTGAATTTGTCGATGTTCTTGTGCCCAAGGTCTGATAAGAGCGCCTTGGTCTCTTCGGAATGTTTCTTTCCTAGATGCCCATACGAGGCAAATCCCTTAACCCCTGCGCCTCCCAACGTCGTGTTATAGGATGGTGTTAGCTCTGCTATAAGAGCCATCTCACGAGCGTGGCCTTCTTCAATCGTTGAGACCGCTTCAATCTCTTCAATAGCAAAGCTTTCGATGCCATGCTCTCTCATGGCCGCCCAAAGCTTGCACGCCGTCTCGCCCTTGCGGGCGGCACACGTATGTTCGTTCCACCTACGCTTTAGCTTTTTGGTCGTGCAGCCAATGTAAAAATGCCCATTGACGCAATTCGTAATCTTATAGAGAGTAATTATAGCCATATTCCCGGTCCTTTCGGGGTTGTGGTCAGAAGCCGCTCAGCGTTCCTAGCGCTGGGCGGTTTCGTATTATACCCTCAATTATGTTTCAGGTCGAGCTTCATCAGCTGCAGCAAATGCCACGGGAAGTGCATCATCGTGTACTGCCCATTGCAATCCGGGTCCCATGTATAGGGCTTCCCCGGATACCCAGTCGTCGAGTTCTTATAATGGTCGACGCCGACACAGTCGAAAATTCCACCGTCTTTGAGATAGGGGTCCGGGGTATAAGGAGTGGTGAAAGTCATCCCCGTATCAAGTCCGCCGGGGTTCTGGACACGAATGACGCCTGAGCCGCCATTATCGTTGACGATGAAGCCATACGTCTTCACAGCGCGGGCAATCATCTTGGGGAATTTCTTTAGAGGGTTTCCATCTCTGTCCCGGTAGGCGTCAACGTCAAAGTCTGCGGGAAGCCGCAGGATAGCTCCTTCTGGCATATCAAATGGGTCTGTGCCGCCACCGTCTGTATGCCGGGCGATTGGCCCTGTGTAATAGTCCTTTTTGATGTTCGGAAGGACCAGCCCAATCATATGCGGGATTTCTCCGGCAAGCATCTCTTCGATGGTTGGGGTATAGCCGAGATAAGGTATTTGCGAGCCTGTAACGCCACGGCCAACTGACACGCCTCCCCAGCCGCCATAGGGACTGGTCCATGACGTTGTCCCAGGCCAAATCGTCATCTCCGTCCAAATGGCGTCGCTTTGGGACACGTTATACATAACGGACGCATTGTTGAAATTCCATGTATTCAGCGTGCTGTCCCAAGTCATTCCGCCCATTTCATAATAGGCGTTTGCCTTTCTATCCCATATGACCGCCTGATTGTCGCACCCGTCGTTCCCTAACGTCTCCGGCGCTTGGACGCCTTGCAAGAGATGCTGCCACCATCCATTGTAATCATAGGCATAGCCTGGGTATCTTCTGACAAAAGACCATTTTGGGTCAGTTTCTTCCGTCACCCAGATAATGACGGCGCAGGCCCAAATCGCGACGTCCATAAAGGGCTGCCGACCGCTGCCATAATCATTTACCGTCAGATTATCGACCAACCGAGAAATGTAATTCTTCGACTGCGGGTCGACCGCAAGAGGGGTCGGCCACAAGTCAAGCGGTGTCGTATTGGGAGAGCCCATTCTCCAAACCTGCCCGTCACCCGTCGTCAATGCGCCAGGGCCACGCGGGACGGGAGGCTCCGCAGGAGGGTTATCCGAACTGCTCCAAAACGCCTGAGCGAATGTCGGCAGAAGAGCAATAACGAACAGGAGTCTCTTCATGTCTTAGCTCTTCATCGAGTGGTGTAGCAGGGATAAAGAGCCGGGTCAGTCGTTTTGTGACCCACGCCATCCGCCCAGCTTGTTGTCGTGCATGTGCATGTCGGCTTTGGCCAAGCGCCGCTCTGGCTTGTCGCGCCGTTCATTTCAAATGCCATCGTCTGAAGAGCCCATACGGGGAACTTCGCCAAATTTGCAGAACTGTCGGGCGCATTGGGCATATTGGGGGCCGTCACTCCCTTGAACATGCCATTCCCGTCTGGCCTTTGATAAGGCGTCCCTGGGAGGTATTGAGGATACTGGTTATACCCCCAACCAGACATATATGTTTTTTGGTCGTGATAGGGTTTCGTGCGCTCTTCCCAGAAGGCGGAATGAGAATATTGTGTGCCGTCATATTTTAAGACGCCTCGATACCCGACTTCTTGAAAACGAACGTTCAGGTTCGAGCCTGTATCAGAGATAATAAATCCATAATCGCGCGCGGCCTTCATAATGGTCTTGACCCACTGAGGCGGCACACCCCACCCGTTGCCAGTCCCATAGGGATGGCTCTGGTCTATGAACCCGCCGAGGTAGTTGTTGATGACGTCGTCCGTCCACACCTCTGGGTCCAAACGAAGCCGCGCACCTTCCGGTAGGCTACAATCAACAGGCTGATAGTTTTGGCCAAAATTGTTATAGTCGTTTTTTGTCGCCGGGTATGTATGGGCAAAATACGGTGAAGACACACCCAAATGGGCTTCAGGGACGACAAGCCCGACAGCATGCTGAATATGCCCCGCCTCTATTTCAGCGACGGAAACAGTGAGGGCCATCTGGGCGATGCCAACCGCATTAAAGCCGAGATACGCACCAGGCGCATATTTTGTGTGGGGGTCTCCATAGATGACGGACGTTCCGTCGCCGCCGATATACTGCGTCCAGATACCATCCCATTGCGAGGCGTTGCTCATGGCTCCGCCAAACCCGCCCGCCAGATGGTCACTATCAATCACTACCAGGTCAGCCGGCGCGGTTCCAACAGTAACGTCAATAGGCGTTCCGCCAGACGACGCCGAAACCTGGAAGTTTTTCCCGTCTGAGTTTACGGCATAGTATATCGTGTCAATGTTTATGTTCGTTGGCATAGCAGCAGCAGACGCAGATGAAAATCTGATTTTGTCGCCGTTGACTATCTGTATCTCATTAACTATTGGGTTTGAATTTGTATCATAAGTTGTTACGTCCGCCTTTGTAATCGTTCCGGGACTTGGGCCGGAAATGGTTGCGCTCCACCCCGCATATCTTGAGGCTCCGTATTCGATGTATCTATCCTGCTGCGGGTCATAAATTGAGATAATATTATCCGCTGAATACTGAGACCCAAAGCCGTCAACGCCATCCGGAATAGGAATGTCTTGGGCGAGATTGCCCATAGTCGTGCGCCATTTGCAATAGTAGAACCCGTTTATGGACGTATAAGACGGGTTGCAAAGGTCCCGCTCCGTCATGAAAAGGTCTTTACGCTTATCGCTACTGCGCGCTATCCACATCGTCGAGCCGTTGTTGAGATAGGCTTCGAAGTTCAAATTTCTTTGATTATCGCTACCCAGGTTTTTCTTCCCGGCGCTTTCAAGCCTCGCAGCCCAGCCCTTTGTTCCAGGCTCAAGGTGCGTGCATGGCTCCTGACGAATGACATTCCCATCGCTGTCTTCGCAATTCGGGGGGAGTATCGTCGTCAGAAGGCTGCCGCTCTTAAACGGGAACCCGTCTTTAACAACAACGTACCCCCAGAACTTTTGCGAGCAAAACCGAGCCGCGTACACCTGTCCGGCAAACGGCAGCATCATGAACACTAAAAGGGCGACAGTGCTCTTTTTCATTTGCTGCTCACCTCGTCCAACATGGGGTTAGGATTTCTTGGTAGCCATTGTATCCGCCACCGGTTTTGATATCTGCCCCCTCATAATTCCGGCATGCACAAGTCGGCGCCGGCCAGCCATTCATGTCAAACGGCAGCATTTGCAGCGCCCATGTGGGGAAGGTTCCAAGGTCATTAGGCCCACCGGCGCCGGGCTCCCCTCTCGCTGAGCCCCGGAAAATTCCCCTGCCGTCACGACGCCAATAGGCATCCCCTGGAAGATATTCTGGGTATTGATTAGTGGTTGTTCCACTTTGGAAATACATATCTTCGTTATTTTGGGTGTCTACTATATTAAACCACATATAGCCTCCCTCAGTATAATCAGCCCGCGTCCCATCATATTTTATAACATCTCGATACCCTTGAACTTGCATGCGTATATTGATATTTGAGCCCTTGTCAGAGACAATCCACCCGTAATCGCGGGCGCCCTTCATGACTGTCTGGACCCAGGTAGTCGGCGTGCCCCAGCCCCGCCCATCGCCGTAAGGATGTTCTGCAGAGATTGGGCCGCCGATATAATGCTCGATGACGTCGTCAGTCCAAACATCCGGGTCGAGCCGAAGCCAAGAACCTTCTGGCATATCACAATCAGCCGTATTCGTCCCGCCGCCGCCGTCGTTCTTCGTGGCAGGATAAGAGTGCGCCCAAGGCAAGCCGTGGGGGATACTAGGTGGCGCGCCAAGATAAACATCAGGAAGAACAACGCCAACAGCATGTTCAATTTTCTTCTCTTCCAAATCGGCGATGGACACGGTCAACATCATCTGATTGATGCCAGCGGCGTTATAGCCGAGCACCATGTGGCCCCACCAGTCGCTATAATGTGGGTCTAGGTATTCTATTTCGCCCCATGTATATGGATTGTTGCCATCAGACCCAATGGATTTTGTCCAAACGCCGTCCCATTGCGAGGCATTGTCCATCATGCCACCGAACATTCCACCGCGCACATTAGTATCTATCGCCCATATATTCCCAGACGACGGGCTGCTGGACATGTTTATTGGCGCACCGCCTTTTGTTTCTGAAATCTGGAATGTCGTGTCCGTCACGTTGACAGCATAATAATCCCTTAGCGCTGAAATGTTGGCAGGCAGCACGCCTTTCGGCCATATTAAGCTAGCATCCCCGCTCGTTCCATTTGATACATAATCAGCAATCCGGATTTGGTCCCCAGCTTGTATTTTATGTTTTATGGGTGGGACGTTGACCTCTGTCCCAGTCGCAGGTGGGTTGGGGGCGGCGCTTCTACCATATGTCGTGATGACGCTAGTCGCTTGCGAGATTTTGATTTTCCATCCCATGGCTCCATATTTGCCAAGTTCTGTATATCTGTCATGAACTGGGTCGTATATCGCGTGCAAGCTGTCTGCAGAAGCGTCAGGACCGGCTCCGCCATAGATTCCGCCAGGGTTTGCTGACCCCCAGAACTGCGACCAAAATGTTTTTTGCCATTTACACTGGGGGAGATTGATGTCTCCTCCAAAATCGGGGTTACACTCATTCGTAACTATCCGATAAAGCTTCATATCCCTTATGGGGTCGCCGCCCTGGGTAATCCACATGCCTGTGCCATTAGTGATATATCCTTGGATATTTGGGGCTCTGTTACCATCACCGCCATACCTCATCTTGGCCATGCTCGACAAATGGGCCGCCCAACCCCTCGTATTAGGTTGCAAGTGCTGGCAATTGGTTGTGCGAATAGTGTTGCCATCACTGTCTTCGCAATTAGGCTTCAACGGCGTGGTAAGGATAGACCCCTTTTTGAATGGGTAGCCGTCCTTTACGCGGATGTAACCCCATTTTGGCTTCTCGCACCCCCAAAAGGCATAGGCTGTCCCAATAAATGGGAGCATCATAAACGCCAGAAGAACTGCAATGTTCTTTCTCATAGAGCTTCTCCTGTGCAGCCCGTCCCGCTGGATGCAGCGGCATATCCCTGAACGGTCGAACCAGAAACAGTCGGGTCGAAAACGCAAACGAGTCGATACCAATAGCCCGCCGGAAATATCAGTGTATTCGGCGCATATGCCGTGCGGGTAATAGTCCCCGTGGCCTCGTCCATTTTCTCCACCAACGACCATCCCTCAGAGAGCATGTCTGAGAGGCTAGCAGATGCGCCCAATTGGTCGGAGGCGCGGGTCACTCTGCCAGATGTATTGTTTACAATCGCCGACGTTGGATAACAATTCGACGCATCGGGGCAAATCTCGCTTTGCACCATATCAACGGCGAATGTGTTAGCCGTGGTCAAAAGATTGAGGCCAACGCTAAGGGATGTTACAGATTCTCCCCCGCTGGACGGGCGCAGATATCTTACCCATGATGATGTGGCGGCAGTTGACGTGCTGGTCGAATAACCATTCTGCGTAATTCTGATATTCCCTGACCCGGTTCCGCGCTTAATATATGCTGTCATCACACGCGTTCCAGATGGCGTGCCGGATACTGCCGACATACCTATTGTGCCATTATTGGCCACAGACGTTAATAACGTTGCTGAATTAGCCACGCCAGTAACACCTGTTTGGCTTAGAGCGGCCGACACATTTGACTTGCCTGGCCAGGCATTAAGATTTCTATTATTGATAACGTCTTGGGTTCTCGACTCCTCGATAAGAAGGCCGAGCGGCGTCCCTGGAGACGTGAAGCTATAATCAAACCGCGCCGCGCCTGCCGGACTTGCCAGAGCCAGATTGCCAGATGAGTTGACGTACGTCGCAATCTGGCTGGTATCGCCACGGTAAAAAGTAAACTTCCCGTCAAGAGCACTCGTCGCCCGGAAGTTCTGGCTAAACCTCACCTCCGCGGGTGCGACATAGTCGGTGTCATTGCCAGACCCGAGCAGCATAAAGTCCGCTTGAGCGGGACTCGATAAGAACAGCGCTATGGCGATGAGACGCTTCATCACTTATACCCGAAGTTCAGGACAATCCCAGTAGAGGCGTTGGTGGCGTCGGCGTCATCCTGACCGCCAACTATGCAGAAAGAGATGCCATTTTGGAACGCAAACCCAACGGAGTTATTGATTGTCAACCCCGTCCCGGCAGAGTTTGCCGGTATCAGATAGCTTAGGCCAACCGCCTCGCTGCCGCAGGTTGGCGTCGTCGCCTTGTCAATGATTTTGAGCCAGTATTTTGTGCCGTTAGTGTTCTCTGGCGTGATGCTGTAAAGCGTTCCTGCTGCCGCCTTAACAACCGTGGCGTTTGTAGACGCCGCCGAATTATAATGATATGGCGTCGCGCCGCCTACAGCACCGGCAATTGGGGTGACGCCATTCGTCAGACCCGGAGTTGTCGTATCAGTGCCAGCCTTGCCAATGATGTTCGTCCCAGCAATCAAGCCAACATTGCCGATGGTGTTTGTGCCGGCGTCCAACATAACCGCGCCGATGGTGTTCGTTCCCGAAGGAGCCGCTTTGCCCATCTGGCTAGCGATGTATTTCCAAAGGCTCATTGCTGAGCAATCGCCGATAGCCGTTCCACAGACGCCGTCAGATTTAGAGCCAAAGTCGCCGCCAAGACCGCCTTCTTTGGACTGGCCATAGGCGACAGCACTAATGACGAGAATGGAAGCCGTCAGGAATACAAGATGTTTTTTCATATCGCGGCTCCCGTGATAAACGCGGTAGAAGACTTGGTCAGAGTGAATGGGCCAGTCGATGAGAAGACTGCCATAATGCCTGTAGCGAACGAGGCCGGAGGTAGTCCAGAAAACGACAATACGCCAAGCGTGTTAGAGCCGACCGGAACAGCAAAGTCTGGCGTGACGGTTCCGTTGACTGGAACGCTCGTCGTATCAAAGAGCATAAGCCACCCAGGAACGGTCGAAGAGCACTGAACATAGTAAAGACTGCCAGCACTCGCCTTGATGGCAAGATGGTCAGTGACTAGCGTTGTTACGACCGGGGCGATAGGTGTCATGGTTCCATCCTGAACAGTCTGCAAAACAGCGACCATGTCGAGCAGCACGCCTTGCAAGACAGTGCCCGTTATGGCCCCCGATGTGTTTTGGTAGATTTTGGATATGATTTCCGCTGAGATTGTCATCGGCAGCCCTTATTTGCACTGTGGCCTACATTGTTCTTTGCTTGACGTCCCATGGGAACGAGACGTCATGCACAAGCGTGACGCCGTTAAGAGGGTGATACCTCTCAACTTTGTCGCCGCCGACTTCGTATTTTTCCAAAACTTCTGGGATGCCAATTGTCAGTGTGGCGTCAGAGCCATTGAAGACATAAGCGCCAGACGACCCAGATAAATACAGCTCTCTGTTGAGTGTAGTGTCAGACCCGTTGAATGTGTAGGAACCAGTCTCGCCATCAAAATACAATTGCCGATAGGCAGATGCGTCTGACCCATTAAAGGTGTATGCGCCAGTCTCGCCGAGCAGATAGAGCTGTCTCTCAAGGGCCGCGTCATATCCGGTAAACGTATACGACCCAGAAACGCCATCGAGATAAAGCTGCTTTTGAAGCGCAGCATCCGAGCCAGTTTCTGTATAAGCGCCGCTATCAGCAGAAAGGCTGGTGGACGCGACAGGCGCCGGGTTGACAACATAACCGCCCGGAATTGCAATCGATGACGGGGCCGTAGGCAGCGTGACATACAGACCGCCAATAAAGGGGCTGTATCCAACTGCGACGCAGGTAAACGCCCCGCTAACTGATGCGGTCTGTGTAGAAGCGGCTGTCGCTGACTCAGACGCCGTCGCAGACCCGGAAAACGTTCCAGTCGCAGTCGCAGTCAGGGAAAGCGACTCAGCGCTTAACCCGACAAACTGACCGAGGGTTGTTTCCGTATGGGACGCTGTGACGGCTTCCGTCGCAGACCCGACGAGCTCCCCAGTTGCAGACTGCGTTGAGGATGCGGTCGCCGCTTCTGTCAGCGACCCGACAAGGTCTCCTCCACCTACCTGTGTGCTGGAAGCCGTTGAGGCTGCCGTATCTGATGCGACAAGTACGCCAGTCGCTGACTGTGTGCTGGAGGCTGTTGCCGTCTCAGTATTAGACGCCGCATTCCCGACTGTGACTGTCTGCGTCGAGCCTGCAGTCGCAGATTCCGTTAGAGACGTAGCGCCGGTTAATGCGCCTGTCTGTGTGCTTCCAGCGGTTGCTGAACCCGCTCCATCCGAAGAAGCGGAATTGAATGTAGCAGTCTGTGTCGAACTGCCAGTTGCGGCGCCAGTATTAGATGCGACACCAACAAGACCCGCCGTCTGGGTCGACGAAGCGGTTGCTGTTTCTGTAGCGGCGCTGGCATTTGATGCGGGGACATATGTAACGACGATAATGCCGCCGCCGCCGTCACCGCCTTTTCCAATGTTTAATGATGTAGTATAGCCCGCGCCGCCGCCACCACCTCCATAAGCGCCGCCATTTCCACCAGCGCCCGTCTCAGATGATGTGTGATTAGACCCGCCACCACCGCCGCCATGACCTTGCCCATGGGTTGCGTCCCAATAGGCGTTTCCGGTTCCGTTCGAACCGTCGCCGTTGGCCCCATCACCACCATCGCCGCCAGCGCCGCCTGAACCACCCGTCGCGCCAGAACCTGCAGCGCCAGCTCCTCCGCCATTAGCTGCGCCGCCTTCGCCGCCGCCGCTTGACGTAGTGGCGCCGCTTGCTGAACTGCTATCACCGCCAGCCCCGCCAACGCCAGATGGACCGCCTGCACCACCACCCGCTCCGGCGCCATTGCCAATGCCCGCGCCACTGGCGCCGCCGTTGTATCCTGTCCCTCCTGTTCCACCAGTTCCACCAGCGGCAGATACGCCATTTACTTGTCCGCCCTGGCCGCCCTTGGCGATGAGCGCGCCGGAATTAAAATTTGTGTCGCCGCCGGAAGAACCTACATTGCTAACGCCGCTTGTTGAAGCTGCGCCGCCTGAACCGCCTCCGCCGATGCTGTAAGTAATATTGGCGCCGGGCGTCAGACTGACATTCGTCAGTTTACGATATTCGCCGCCGCCGCCGCCGCCGTTATTTGCCCCGGTTCCGCCACCACCACCGCCGCCAATCGCCTCGATGGTGTTGTTTGAACTATTCCAGTCGGCCGGGACTGTCCAACTCGTCCCGCTGACAAGAAATGTCGTGTAAGTTGGTTTTACAAGTGTCGCGTCGGAACCAGAAAATCCGTAACTTCCAGACTCGGCGGTTAGCGCCTTATTGCCAACGAGTAGTTGCGCTGACCCAGGAAGTAATGGCCCAAACGGATAGGCCATATTTAGGCGACCTGTCTAATCGACCAATAGACAGTTATCGTTCCCGTGATGACAGTGAAGGTGATATCCCAACCATGGAGAAGAATGAGCGACGGCGTGACGAATAATGGCTCGGCCTGAACGTCGCGCAGAATAGCGTCATAGACCAAGCGCTGGGTGTCCCCAGAACGCGCTTTTTCATAGACGCGAATGCGGGAGACTTCGCCGACGGCTTGGTCAGACACGTCAATGAACGCCTGAAAGACGCCATCGCCAGTCTGAGCGCCAACGCTGGTCGTCCCATTGGACAGAGACCATTCGCCGTCCCCAGAGACTTGGCCAGCTTTGGTGCCCGAATATGCTTCGGTTATGGCCATTATTCAGTCCACTCCGTAGATTGCAAAGCCACGCGCTTCAGCCGTCGACATCATCGCCCCGACGCCAAGATAGGAGGCCGCTGGGATGTCAAACATCATGTGAGACAGGATGAAGTTCGCAGCGACATATTCCTCAGCTTCTAGCGTCGTGCTTTCCTTATAG